CTACTTCATTTTTTGGATTGCTTCTCGAAGATGGGAGGCATTAACCGCCCCATACCTCTCTACCATGGCGAGACTGGCCCATCCGCCGAGCTTCATCAGGGTGAATAGGTCCACCCCGCCCATCACCATCCGGGCGGCCCAGTCATGACGCCAGTCATGAACCCGGAAGTCCTGGATCTTGGCCGCACGGCAGGCTGTGTAATGGGCAGAGCGGAGCGGATTCCCGCCCTTGTCCGTCGTGTCCTCGTAAGGTTTGGCTCGGCTGGAGAGGAATACCGGCCCGGCCTCGGGCTTCCCCGCCGCGTGCCACATACCCCAGAGCAGCATGAAGACGCGCCAAGTCATCGGCACCGGACGGCCCTTGCGGGTCTTCGTCTTCTTGCCCCCGCGTCGCACCCGCGCGCGAATCGTCTCCGTCTCAAAGGTCACGTCTCGCCAGTCTAGGCGAAGCACCTCCTGGGTCCGCATGCCTTGGTCGGCCAGCAGTAGGGCAGGGCAAGCTGCATGGGGGTTGTAGGCGGCCAGGAGGCGGGCCCTCTCCTTCGAGGTCAGCATGGCCACCCGTTCGTCCTTCTCCACCTTCACGGCGGGCAGGATTGGCGCGGTGATGCCCTTCTCCGCGCAGCCGTACCGGACGGCCGCCATCAGCAGGGCGCGAGACCGGACAATGGTGCCAGGGGCGTGCTGGGGGTGGGCGGCCTTCCAGACGGCCCAGGCGTCCCGCAGGGCGTCCAGGCTGTAGCTGCCGATCGCCTCATAGATCGCCAGCAGCTTGGCCGTATCGAGAAGAGCCACCCCCTTCTCGCGCTTGTTATAAGCCGTGATGCAGTCGGCTATGGTGAGGCTGCGCGTCCGACCGGCTGGCCCTTCGATGTGCTCCGCTCGGATTCGGGCTTCTTCGTTCGCCCCAACCGCTTCAGCATCAGCTCGCGTCCGGCATCCAGTGCTGAACTCGCGGACGGTGATGGTCTCCTTCCCAACACGGACAGTGCCGCGCGCGTGCCAGGTCTCTCCACGTCGGCGGAGGGTGAGCGCCATTCCAAAGCCCTTAGAACCCGCGCCATCATGTCGGGAGTGAGAAGAAGGGTGCGACCGCGAAGGACGGCTCGCAAGCTGGGGTCCTTCTCCATCGCGCGGACGAGGTGCCGCCGGGCGGTCTTAGCGCTGGTCAGCCCCAAGGAGGCGGCCAGGTCATCCATGGTGCGCAGGGAGGGTTCAGGCATCTGCAGCCTCCCCCAGCTTGCTCGCGATTGCCTTCTGCAAGGCCATCACCTCGTCGCTGTGCTCGCCGGCGTACTCGCCCATCAGCGGGCCATTCGCCTCCCGCAGCTTTCGGAGTGCATCGGGTGGGGCCTCTCGCACCGCGCGGTCCCACCAAGTGCGCCAGCCAGCAAAGTCGCGGAAAGGCACTGCCATGCCGTCGGATCGCAGCGCCTGGAATGCAGGGGCCGCGCCGGTGCCGCGCATGACCTCCATGAAGGCCGCACCCATGGCCTCGTCCACCTGGGCGCCCTCGCCGAAGATGGCGCGGTGGTCCGCGTCGATCTTGCAGGGCTGGCCGTGGCTGATGATCCCCTGACCCTTTGCCGCGTCGAGCAGAAAGGAGGTGGTCATCTCATAGGGAAGCTCGGCGTGAATCACGGGCTGCCAGCCGACCGACTTGATGGCCGCGCCCTGCTTCTCCGTCAGCTCCCGCGCGCGGCAGGCGAAGATGATGGGAATCCGTCGCTGCAGGAAGGAGTAGAGGGCTTCCTGCCGATCAAGGGACGGCGCTCGCCGCGCGCTCCAGCGCACCTTCTCCCGCTCGCCCTCGTCCTCCACGTCGAGGTCCGCCTGGAACCTCTTCTTTTTCGCGAGCATGCGGTCGACCTCCTCTTCCACCCACGCGCGGTGACCGCCCGGGCCGACGTGACCCATCGAGGCGCTGTCGATCACCAGCGCGTCGGCGCCCTGCACCTCGGCTTCCTCGGCGAAGTCCGCGATCCGGGACCAGCGGAAGGGCGGCTCCATCCGGAGCATGTCGAACCGGTGGAACTTCGCGAGGGTTGAGAGCCGGCCTGCCTCAGTGTCGAGGGCGAAGATCCTGCCATTCGGCCCGACCATGCCGCGCGCCAAGCGGAAGGCAGAGAAGCTTTTCCCTGTGCCGGTGCCGCCAGAGATCATAACGAAGATTGGCGCTTGGCCGGTCTGGGCCGGGCGGAAGGATACCGTCACGCGAAGGGCACTCCTGTTCTGAGCACCCGGGCTTCCGAGTGCATGTAGCCGCGCTTGCGGGTCACCTTCCGATCCTCCAGCGCCGCAAGCTCCCAGCTGCGCGCCTCGGCGTGGCAGATGCGGGTCGGGTACCCCGGCCACCGGTTCTCCCGGAGGCTCCAGGCCCAGGCCTCCATGGCGCGCTCCACCGCGTCCTCGGCGATGGCCATGAGGTCGGGCGCGAGCTGCATGACGGTCACGCCGTAGGGTGGCTTCTGCTCGGCGACGATGAAGCGGAAGGCGCGCGGCCGGCGGCCGAGGGCGCGGGCGCCGCGCAGGTAGAAGGCCGCCTGCAGGGCGTAGCCGTCGGGCAGCAGCTTCTTCGACCAGGTGTCCGGGTGCGCGCTGCCTGTGGTGGTCTTCAGGTCATCCAGGAAGGCGGCGCCCAGCCAGTCCACCCTCGAGCGGCACCAGATCGGGCCCCAGGGTGTCTCCTCCTGCCAGGCCATCACCGCCTCCGGCACGCCGTCGGTGAAGGCGTCCGCGGCCTCGTGCACCGCCAGGTTCTTCCGCACGGATGAGGCGCACTCCCACAGCTCGGCTGCCTTCTCCTCCAGGAGAGGGATGCGGCCGGCTGCCCGGCTGGCGTCCCGCGCCGCCTGTGCGACCTTTGTCCGCCAGTCGGGGAAAGGGTGCCCGTCGATCATGTCCCGCCCCTCAATGATGAGGGCGTGCAGGGCGGTGCCCACCTCCTGCGCCTCCGTGCTCGCGCCGGCGTCGTGGTCCGGGTTCAGCCGCGGATGCGCCGCCCAGGCGTGCAGGGCGCTCTGGGTCTCCAGCTTGTGGGCAATGCTGGCGGACAGGCTGGGGGCGGGGCAGGGGTCGGCATGGTATGCGGCAGCCGGGACGTCCGGGTACGTGCCGGGTTCGATGATCCTCACCTCAGGCTCCCAGCAGGTAAAAGGTGGCGATCAGCAGTGCGGTACCGCTGGCGAAGGCGGCCGCTCCGCCGAGGATCGCGCCGATGGCTCGCAAGACGTCGGCGGCCCTCATCCCCAGAGCACCGCGGCAAGGCAGATGGCGAGCAGGCCGGCGAGCCCGACGCCCAGGACAGCGACACCGACCACATCCGAGGCTCGGTAAACACCGAGGCGCTGGGCGTAGGTCATGCGGCCCTTCCCGCGAGCTTGAAGCGGGGTGAGCAACAGCAGTGCTGCGGCCAGGATGAGGGCGCTGCCGGGCTCGGGTACCGAGACGAGCGGCGGCAGCAGCGGAAGGGTGACCACCAGCGATTCGGTGGACACGCTCTCTGTCACCAGCGCGATCTCGACCGGCTTCTCCGGCGCCAGCGCAACAGGGCCGACGATCGGTGCCTGGTCTCCGCCGAACCACTCGCCGGTGTGCTCGTCGTAGTAGGGCAGCGCGCCGAACCCGTTCAGCCACACGATGTCAGGCAGGATGTACTGGTCGCCGATCGGGCCACCGGCCGGACCGTGCGGCACGTAGATCAGCGGCTGGGTGAAGTCGGTACCCATCAGCTGGTCCACCGTCGCGACCGGGACGTTGCCGGCACGGCAGTCGTCCCGGTGCACGTTCTTCGAGACTCCGTCGATGCAGCGCAGGCACCCACGAACGAACATCCAACGGCAGCCGGTCATGGCGCGCGCCCCATTGCTTGGTTGAAGGCCCGCTCAGCCGCGAGCAGCGCCTTCTCCACGCGCGCCGTCTGGAAGTAGTCGACCCAGCTCAGCGTCGGGTGCGTCGGCTCGAATGCGACGGCCTCCACCTGGTCCGCGATCCGGCCGAGCATGCGGCCGATCGACGCATTGGCGTCGGCCTGGGCGGTCGGCAGTTCGCCCGCGGTGAAGGCGCGGTCCTCGGCAAGCGTCGCGCCGGGGAAGCGGGGGAGGGCGCTCATGCGCGGCGGCCCTCGACCGCGTCCGCTGCCGCCTTGATCGCTGCGTGGGAGGCGAAGGGCAGGCCCGGCATCCCCATGGCAGCTCGGCGCACGGCCTCGTAGTTCGAGCGGTCCTGCGGCGGGCTCGTCTTAGGCAATGGCGCGACCGGCTTTCCAGGCGCGTAGAGGTCGAGGCGCCAAACAGACCCGCGACGGTCGCTGAACCTGGAAGGCCGGCCGTTCACCGCTGCGGCGATGGCGGCGCAGACCGTGTCCATGGCGCTGTGCGAGCGCAGCCAGTTCTCAGCGCTGCCGAAGCTGACCGAACCGGCATCGGGGCCGGAGATGACCTCGCCGCGCAGGGTGGGGGAGGTGAGGCGGAGCACCATCAGCCGCGCCTCCCGCCCAGCGCCGTCGGATCCTTCACCCGGTCTGACACTGGGACGTAGGCCGGGCGCCCGTTCGCCGGCGGTTCGGCCATGCGCGCCCGGGCTGCGTCGGCGGCCGCCTGCGCACCAGCGATGCCCGCGCGCTGCGGGGCAGCCCAATCGGGCAGGGTGACGATCAACGCGCCATCCTCGACGGTGTGCTGCGCCAGCTCGGCGCGCTTCGTGTCCGGACTGGCGGTCCAAGCGAAGTCGATGGAGGCGCCGGTGGACTTCGGGCCTGTCTTGCGGATCTTGATCTGGCCGTCAGCCGAAAGCCGCAGCCGCCCCGTTTCCGGGTCATGCTGGACGCGCGCCTGGCCAACCTGCGGCCAGCCGAGTTCGGCCAGTAGAGGGCCGCTTATGCCTACACACAGGCGAGCGGAACCGTTCTTAAAGCTGCGGCGCGCGACCGTTACGCGGGGATCACGCCCGCCGCTAAGGCCGCGAGGAGTAGGGAGGATGTCGATCCAGGGCATGCCTCAGCCCCCCAGCACGACAGCCAGGAACACAAGGAGCATGGCCACTGCGAACATCAGCGCGCCTCCGCAGAGGATGGCCAGCAGCGTGGGCATCGGCACCCCGTCTGGAATGTCGTCTTTCGGGTAGCAGGCGGGATGACGGGGCACTGGCTTGGTCCCTCACAACCGGGGCAGGGTGCCCTGCGGTGTGGGGTAAAGTATTACCCGACGGATTGTGTGGGCAAGGAAAAACTTTACCCGTTCAGGAAATTGTTTACCCGGCTTCGGTGGGGGCAACTCTCAACTTGCGACTCTGTTCCCAATTTGTTCACAATGGGTCTAGGAATCGGAGGACGTTGTGGCGAGTGAGAATCAGCCGAAGGGTGCGGTGCTATACCTCTTTCCGGCCCGAGGGCGCTTCGTCACTCGGAACCAGAGAAAGCCGGAACTTTATAAACTTGAGGACTTCGACACGGTCTTCTTGCGCCAACTGCTCCCAGGACCTGAGAAGGAAGTGTGTCAGGCTATCCTGGCTGAGATTGTTCGGATCGGACGTAAAGCCGACCATGTCTCGACTGGCGGTGCCATCAAGAAGGGCTTGCACCGGCACCTTTAGGTGCTTCGCTAAAGCTAGGACTGTGCTGCCCTTCGGGTCCTGAGACACCCCGTTGATGATGTGCTGAACAGCTTTTTCGCTGAGGCCGATATCCTTCGAGAGCTGCCTCATACTCGCAGCGTCGGCAATCAATCGTGCAAGAGCCCGACCGACCGGCCCGGGCTCCTGCGGTTCTTCATCTTGTCGCGTTGTCTTCGTCACCTGGCATTGATCGCCCAAAGGCTGAGGCCACGCGCGGGTAACGTTTTCCCTTGTAGTCGGGTAAATCATTACCCATACTGCCCAGTATGGCGACCCGAGAACACTTCCTCAGCACTGTCGAGGCATTCTGCCGCGCCGCCGGTTTGTCGGAGCGACAGCTTGGTGAGGTCGCCGTGAAAAACCCGAAGATCATCGGGCGTATCCGGCGGGGCGATCACGTCACCACAGACACAATAGAGCGGATCGAAGCGGTGATGTGCAGCCGCTGCGAAGGCATGGCCGCTTGATGGCTGCATCATCTCCCCTGCGCCCTGCGACGATCCACGTCGCGGAGGGTCGCTACCGCGCTGTCCCAGAGGCGGAGATTCTCAGCGTGGGCGGGCAGCTTGGCCGCATCGGCGCAGAACTTCTCCCGTCCAGCGAGAGCAACCTCATCCATTGTTCGCCGCTCGACGGCGTTGGAGAACCGGGCGGCGTCAGACGTGCTGTAGCCGCTGTTCGTCAGCACACTCATGGTCAGGCGGGTTACATCCTGACCCCAGGCCTCATCGCGCCAGCCGCATCGGGGTGCGCTGACGCCGAAACCGGCTCCGATGATGAGCGTAGCGTCGTCCATCTGACTGAGCTGCCGCATCAACTGGCGCTCCAGCACATCCGGCGAGATCTCGGGGGCAGAGGTGCCACTCTGGCCGGCGGCAGGGGTGGCAAGCAGCAGCGTTGCAAGCGCAAAGGTGGCAGATCGGCGCATCGGTTCCTCCCGGCCGCGGACCACTCCGCGAGGCTGGGGAGCGTGGCGCCCACCGCCCAGTCCGGCAACATATCGTCGCTCCAGGACGCCGCCTGATGCGCGCCGGATACCCAGATCAGATATGGATGGGTGAGCGGCTCGTCCCTAGTCGTTCCGAATGGCTGACGCCATGAACTCCGTGGCGATCTCATATCCGTCTGCTCGGTCGTGCTGGCCCTTGGCTTCTAGGCTCGCAAGCACATCCGGCATCTCGGATTCCAGCGTCTTCGCCAGCTCGTGCTGGTACTTCAGCGCAAGCTGTGGATCGCTCTTCGCTAGGGCCAAGGCGATGTTTTTGCCGAAGCTCGCAATGGCGAAGCAGATTGCGTCCACCCGCCCCCTGATCTCCTCCAGGTCGCGGCGCAGGCTCTCGGGCTTGTCCATCCATCTTCTCCATGCGGGTCGGGGGACTGGCATGGTGAGGGACGGCGGTCGGGGCGGCAACGCTCCGGCCGCCGGGCTGGGGACCTGAGATGGCCACTCTCCCCCTGCACGCCCTGGAGGCCTGGGCCGAGGAACTGGTGATCGGCCCGCGGCATCCCCGCCGTGACGTCGTCTCCGACATCCGCCGTCGCTGCCTGCTCATGGTCAGCACCCACCGGCGGGCGGCCGCGGCCTACAATCTCCCCGAGGACTGGCCCTTCTGCGCCATGGCTCCGCAGCGTGCGCCGCGATGAGCGAGCGGGGACTCTTCCAGGGGTTGCGGTACGGGCTGCCGATCTCCGTGCTGCTGTGGGTCGTCATCTGGCTCGTCATCAGCACCTTGCTGGTCTTCACCGAATGAGCGCGGCCGAAACGCGACGGCCAGACCGGCTGCCTGGCGCCATGGAGCCCTGGGCGCCCGGCTATCCCTCGGCCGTGTTTCCGCCCCTGGCCTGTCTGAAGGCCGGCGCCGTCCAACCGCTGTCGATCGCTTCGCATGCCGACAGCCTCTCCCTTTCCGCCGCACCGGTCATTTGGAAGGTGTCCAACTCGTGACGAAGTCGGATCCATACGCGGGGCTGAAGTCCCTGTTCCAGGCGTTGTGCCAGCGGGTGGGTGGCTTGGACGCTGCAGCCGCATGCACGCGGGTCCGGCGCGCCCAGCTCGGGAACTACGGCAATCTGAACATGCCGGAGATCTTCGCGCCGGTGGACGTCGTCCTCGAGCTGCAGGCCATCACCAAGGATCCGATCGTCACGGCAGAGATGGCCCGCCTGCAGGGGTACGCCCTCGTTCCGGTCGAGGCTGTGGCCGAGGGCGAGCTGGCGGCGCTCCTGGCCAAGGTGGGGGCTGAGAGTGGGGCGGTCTTCCAGGAGTTCGCGCAGGCGCTCGGCAACGATGGCCAGGTGGACTCGGCCGAGCGCACGGCGATCGCTCGCAAGCTCTCCGACCTGCTGCGCGTGACACACGCGGCCCTCGGCTACTGCCATCCGCGCCCGGCACCGGTGCCCGCCGGCGATCGGGGTGCGGCATGACGAGCGAGACGCGCGCGGCGCTCGCGCCCTTCCACTCTCTGAACGAGGTAGAGGAAGCCAGGATGATGCTGGCCGCCGGAAAGACCGGCCGCGCCATCGCCGCCTGGTTCGGGATTGAGATCGGCCGTGTGGGCGAGTGGGTGGTCCGCCAGCGCGAGACCGCCGCATGAGCCGCTGCGACGCCAACCTGATGCTGGGCGGGCACCCTCGTCCAGCCGCGCCCGGGGCCAGCCCCTCCGGTTCCCCAGCCGGTGGCCTCGGGCGCCCCCTGACCCTCGTGCACCGCAGCCGCGCCATGTTCATCGCGCCGCGCCGGTGCGAGTTCTGCGCGGACGAGTTCTTCCCGCACGACCACTCCGACCGCTGCGACTGGTGCCGGCCGGCATGAGCGACGCACAGATCCCCTTCCGGGCTGGGGGTTATCAGCCCGGGTTTGTTTCCTCCCTAAACTCCCCGGGCGCCGGCGGTGTCGGCGCCCGGGACTTTTTGAGCGAGGGAACCGCGGCTGGTCACGCCGACCGGTTGGCTGGCGGTGCGACCTACCGCGACATCGCGCAGGACGAAGGCCTTGCCTACGGCACGGCGAGGATGCGCTGCCGGCGGGCTGGGCTGCGGTCGAAGCACAAGGGGCGGCAGCCCGACGCCGCCACCGCCAAGCGCATCGCTACCGCCCGCGCCATGTACGCCCAGGGCTGCGACAACGACGACGTGGCCCACCGGCTCGGCATGAAGAAGCCCGCCGTTCGCATGATGCTGATGCGCGCCGAGCGGGCAGGGCGGTGAGCCTCGGCCCCGCCACGGTCGAGGCAACCTGGGACCGCAACGGTGGCACCCTCGTGGCCGCAGACCGATCGGTGCCCGTCGCCCGCACCGCGCGCGGCCTCGATCGCGCCATCGATGAGCTGCTGCGACAGCTCCACGCCGCCGGCGCCCGTCCGCGCCGGGTAGCGGTGCGCGACCCGCGCGGCACCCTTCGCCTTGTTCACCAGATCCCTGCAGGAGAACCAGCCGCCATGTCCCGACGCCGGTCCGATGACGTGCGCACCACCCTGTCCGTGAATGGGGGAGAAGAGATCGACGTCACCGATGCTCTGAATCGCGTCGGCGCCAACGCCGACCTGCGATCCTTCTTCAACCGGGCAGTGACCCTGGAGGAGGAGCGGAGGGACGCGGCCAAGGCCGTCAAGGAAGTCCTCGAGGAAGCCAAGAGCGCCGGGTTCGACAAGAAGGCGCTGTCCCAGCTGCTCAAGCGGCACTTCGAGGACGAAACCCAGCGCGCGGCGCGCGAGGCCACCGAGATGGCACGCGACCTGATGGCGCGTGCTCTTGGCGAGTTCGCCAGCACGCCCCTGGGCGACGCCGCCATGGCGTCGGCGAGCGCCTGACCATGGAGGGCTCCGCCGACATAACTCTGCTGCTGCCGGAGCCCCCCTCCACGAACCGTATGTGGCGGAACGTGGTGATCGGCGGTGCCCCCCGCACCCTGAAGGCTAAGCCCTACCGGGAGTGGCTGGACGCCGCCGCGCGGGTCGTCGCCGAGCAGTCGCACGCCGACCGGATCGAAGGTGGCTACCGGATCCGCATCACCGCGCCCAAGCAGCGCCGCGACCTCGGAAACAACGAGAAGCCGATCAACGATCTGTTGCAGGCCGCCGGGGTGGTGCGGGATGACAAGGCCTGCGAGGTCATCACCATCCGCCGGGACCTGGCGCGGGAGCTAGGCCACCTCCTCGTCGAGCTCTGGGCCGTATGAGCAAGCCGCCTGGACTCGGCACCCTCTGCAGCACCTATGGTCTCCTTGTCGCCCAGGGCGTCGTGGAGCGCGAGGACGCCTGGGAAGCCGTTTGGACAGCATGCCGGCAGGCCGGGTCGACCGAGGCCGACCGGCTTGGCTCGCCGCTGCGCATCGGAACCGCCCAGCAGGTCACTGAGGCCGCGCTCCGCTGGGAGCTGGCCCGCGGCAAGGCCGAGCACGCGATCCGGAAGGCGATCGGAAGCCTGATCTCCGAGTGGGCTGAACCGACCGCGATCCTGGCCCGGGCCCATGAGGTGAACCACGCACACGCCGGGCGGGACCTCGCTGGGCAGCACATCGGCCCGCTGCTGGCGAAGGAGGTACGCGCCATCGTTTCCGAAGAGGTGGCCTGGTGGCTGCGCCGTCAGCCCGGAAAGAAGCGCCGCCATGTCCGCTGACCCACTGGACGCCTACGCCGCCCTGCGCGCGCGCGCGGCCCAAGCAAGCGGATTGCATGTCGTGCACGACGCGAGCCCCCTGACGATCAAGCCCGCCTCCCTCCGCCGTGGCGCGGCCATCCCGCCGCGCGAGTGGCTCTACGGCTACCAGCTCGTGCGCCGGTACATCACAGTGCTGGTCGCCCCCGGTGGGGTGGGGAAGACCTCGTACAGCGTCGTGGTGGCGCTCTCCGTCGCCGGCGGGAAGGGCCTGATGGGCGACTGGGTGCATGCCCAGGCCAACACACTGTGCTGCGGCCTCGAGGATCCCGAGGACGAGTTCGACAGGCGGGTCGCCGCGGCGATGGATCACTACAACCTGGACGATGAGCACCTGGCAGGGCGGCTCTTCATCATCAGCGGCCGGGAGCGCCGCCTGGTCATCGCCGCCCTCGACGCGGATGGCATGAGCATCGCCTACCCCGACAAGGACGCGCTGGTCCGTCTCATCCGGGAGAACAACATCGGCTTCCTGGTGGTTGACCCCTTCGTCAACAGCCACGAGCTGGAAGAGAACAGCAACCCGCACATCAACGCCGCGGCCCGTGCCTGGGCCGAAGTGGCCGACGCGACGGGCTGCGCCATCCTGCTGGTCCACCACACCCGTAAGGGAGCCATCGCCGGTGACGCTGACGGGGCCCGTGGCGCCTCCGCCCTTATCGGCGCGGCCCGGGCTGCCATGACGCTCACATCTATGTCCCCTGAGGAGGCTGAGTCCTTCGACATCCGGGAGGACGCCAGGCGGCTCTACGTCCGGCTGGACGACGCCAAGTCGAACCTGGCGCCACCGGCTGGTAAGGCGCGCTGGTTCCACCTGGCCAGTGTGGCGTTGGGCAACGAAACGCCCGCCTACCCGAAGGGCGACAATGTCCAGGTGATTGAGGCCTGGGAGCCACCCGACGTATGGAAGGAGCTCTCCGTCGCCGATCTCAATGCGATCCTGGACCGCATCGCCGCCGGCAACGGCCAGGGTCAGAGGTTCAGCGGCTCCCGTCGAGGCCGTAGCAACACGCGCTGGGCTGGCAACGTCGTCATGGAGATGTTCGACGTCGAAGAGGGGCAAGCCGGCAAGGTCATCAACGCTTGGCTCAAGAGCGGCCTGCTGGTCGAGGGTGAATACAGCGATCCGGTCACGCGCAAGAAGGCTCAGGGCGTGACTGTCGACCACTCGAAGAGGCCCGGTTGATGCGCGCGAATACGCACACGAATTGGCGCGGAATTGGCGCACCGAAAATGCTCCGAGGGGTGCTTTGCGCCAATTCGCCCTCCCCCTTCGGGGGGAGGGCGTATGAATTGGCGCAGCACCCCCACCCCGAGGGCGGAATTGGCGCGGGAATTGGCGCACGAATTGGCGCAAACCGGGGGCTCGCATGATGGCCGGCGGGCGTGCCAGGCGCGGCCGTTCGGCGTGTCCCTTCACCCCGGTGTTCCCCCCGACGCCGGTGGAGCACCGCCGCAAGATCGTAGCCGAGCCCTGCCACTTCGACGCTGGCCGCTGGCAGCGCATGCAGCTCCTGGCGGGGACGATGATCGCGACGATGCGGGCTGCCGAAAGAGCTGACCAGGGTCGGCAGGTGCTCGAGCGTGCCCGGCGCGTAGGGGCACCCGAGCGATGGGCGAGCGATTCTGACCGGGGATCACAGGGGCCAGCGATGCAGGCGAGGGGCGCAAAGGTGGAGGACGTGCTGGTCGACGTCAGAGAGGAGGCGGGCAGCTCGTACCTGGAACGGGCGTCGGTTGCGATCGTCCGGGATGGGGTGCTCGAGCACTACGTCCGCGCCGGTGCTCTCTGGGGGCGTCGCCTCGATGCGATGGTCCAGCTGGCAGGGCACTACGCCGCCTCGAAGGTGGGCGTGGGCATCGCCCGCTCCTTCACCGCGCCCAGCCACGGCGAGATGCACGATCACCATGCCGCGGAGTGGAAGCGGTTCTGCCAAGCCAGCGACCATCTCTCACCGCGCGTCCGCCCCGTAGTGGAGGATGTGGCAAGGGGGAAGTACCCGGCGGCTCATGACACGGTGGAGCGGCTCAGGGATGGCTCGCAGGAGTTGGCCGACCATTTCCGGCTCTTCCCAGACGCCAGTGTCTAAGCTTGAAATTCCGGTTGATGTGGGGTCGGCTGTACCAGCACGGCATGTGCGTGCCATCCATTCAACTTTGAACGCCCAGCACTGGAAGGTAATATGGTCAAGAAAACCGTACCGCCTGACTCGACGATCGCGAGCGTTTACGAGCGCGGCGCACTTATGAACGCCGAGGACTATGTGCGGATCGTCCTCGGGAAAACATCGGCTTGTCGGAAAGCCAAAGGGAACGCTGCGGTACGGATTGGGGTGCGGGGCGAAGGGAAGGCTCCCAACTACAGAGTGGAGTACAGTCCCGATTCTGCTGCTCGGCCAAAGGTGGATGGTGCATACAGCGGTCAAGGGCACAGCAAGCTTGCGGACGATGAGGTGCTCGATGAAGGCAATTGGAGCACCAAGGCTATGACTCTTGAAGAGGTCCAAGTGCTGCTTGGTAAGATTCGCACGGTCGGCGGCCAACCATAACTGGGCCCGAAGGAACAAGAACCGCCTGATCGACGTGATTGGCAGCGCCATGGTGGCCTTGCGAGTTCGCAGATAAGTAGGGAGCAATTTGTCGCTGTTCAGCATCACTGCTGAGGTAGGGCAGAAAGACGTCGGCAATGCACTTGACGACGTTCCAAGCCGGAATTAAATAGCGAATCAGAACGCCATAGTTGTGCCCAACGTCCGGCGGCCTTTTTGGCCCTGGGCGTTTTGCTTTTCTGAGCCCTCGGAGGCCCGAGTGCTGCAGGTCTCAGCCATCGCCGAAGTCGCCTCCGCCCGCCGCATGCTGGGGGACGCGGTCAAGCAGCTGCCCTTCGTCACAGCGCTCGCCCTGACCAGCGTGGTCAAGAAGGCCCAGGCGGAGGAGCAGCGCGCACTGCCCTCGGTCTTCGATCGCCCGACCCCGTTCACCCTGCGTGGCGTCGCCGTCCAGCCCGTGACCAAGGCGGCGCCCTCTGCCTCGGTGTTCGTCCGGCCGACGCAGGCTGCCTACCTGGCTCTGCAGGAGACCGGCGGCACGCGCCTGCCTGCCAAGCGTGCGCTGGTCATGCCGGCGGGCACGCCCCGCAACGTCTACGGGAACCTGCCGCGCAACGCCTTGTCGCGTCTGAAGGGACGCAAGGACACCTTCGTCGGTCAGGTCAACGGCGTGGGCGGGATCTGGCAGCGTCCGCCCAAGCCGAAGGGCAGGCAGGGCGCCAAGGTCGCGCCGAAGCTGCTCATCGCCTTCGAGGACCGGGCCAAGTACCAGGCGCGGTTCGGGTTCCAGACCAGAGCGGTGCGGGTGATCAAGGTTGGGCTCGCGCCCGCCTTCCGAGGTGCGATGGAGCGGGCGCTGAAGACGGCGAGATAAGCAGCATCACCTTCGAAGGCGAGGTGTCTCGGTTCCACTTCCTCAACCCTTTGATGCCGCAAGATGCGCCAGAGCGGTGGACGAAAGAGCGCCCAGGAACCTCGCCCGGCTAAGAGTGCTCTCGACCGCTCTGTATGCAAAAGACCGGAACGCCTGAGCGTATTTTGTTGAGGATTGTCAAAGCAAATCTCTAAAAAGGGCAGGCGTTCTCTCTAGGTGAGTTTTTCTGCATGGCGTACCTGCAACAGACAGCCCCGCGATGGCTAGCCCAGCAGGGCGAGATGGCCGACGTCATTCGCGCCCATGACTGGGCATCGACGCCGCTCGGCCCGATCCATGAGTGGCCGCAGAGCCTTTGCGTTGCCGTACGCCTGATCCTCGGCAGTCGCCAGCCAATGTTTATCTGGTGGGGACCGCACTTCATCCGGCTCTATAACGATGCGTGTGTTGCTATCGTGGGTCCGGAACGCCACCCGCAAATTCTGGGCGGCAGTGGTCCGCGTGACCCGACCAGCCTCTGGCTCGCTGTCGGCGAGCAAATTGAGCAAGTCATGGCCGGCGGCGAGGCGACCTGGCATGAGAACGCAATCGTACCCGTGTTCCGGCAAGGTCGCTGGACGGATGCGCGCTGGGATTACGGGCTCAGCCCGATTGACGAGCCCTCTGCATCGAACGGCGTGGGGGGGGTGCTGGCCATCTGCAAGGATGTCACCGATCAGCACGCACAGCGCGAAGCGCTACGCGCAAGTGAGGCACGGCTGCAAGCCGCGGTCGATCTAGTGGGGCTTTGCCCCCATGCTGTGGATCTGGCAACAGGCACACGTGAGTGGGATGCCAAGCTCAAAGCGATCTGGGGCCTGCCGCCAAGCGCCCATGTTGATACCACGGTCTTTCTTTCCGGCATCCACCCTGACGACCGAGCGCGCGTACAGACTGCCCTTGCGGCGCGCACCGATCCAAACGGCGACGGCATTTATCACCTGGAGTACCGCGTTATCGGAATCGAGGATCGAATCGAACGCTGGGTGTCCGTGCATGGTCAGACCACCTTCCAGGAAGGCCGGCCAGTGAACTTCGTGGGCGCGGTGCTCGACATCACAGAGAGGAAGCGGGCGGAAAAGCGGCTGCGCCTAAGCGAAAAGCGCCTCCACCTCTTGGTGGCTGAACTGCAGCACCGCACCCGAAACCTCTTGGGCGTTGTGAGCTCCATGTCGACGGGGACGCTGGCGAGCAGCGTCTCACTGGAGGAGTTTGGATCACGCTTTCAGGCCAGACTGGAAGCGATAGCGCGGGCAAACAGCCTTCTCTCGCGCCTGCACGGGGTAGAGGGGATTACCTTTGGCGTCTTGCTTAGGATGGAGTTGTCCGCCCATGGAGCCTTGGACGATGGCAGGGCCGGGCCGCAGGTGGGGCTGAAAGGGCCTGAAGGCGTGCAGCTGCGGGCGTCAGTGGTGCAGACCCTTGCTTTGGGCCTGCACGAGCTTGCGACCAACGCCCTGAAGTACGGTGCCCTGTCCCGGCCCGAAGGTCGGCTGCGTGTGCAGTGGGACATACAAGGCGGGACGGAAGGCGAAAGGCAGCTCTGGATCGAGTGGGAAGAGACAGGTGTGCCTGTGCGCCTGGGCGAGGACGCGCAACCACCCCACCGAGGCTATGGACGCGAGCTCATTGAGCAGGCCTTGCCCTATCAGCTTGGGGCAGAAACCAGCTACGAGCTGCACCGAGATGGTCTGCGCTGCACGATCAGCCTGCCTCTCGAGCCGACACGGCAGGAGATAGGCGAGCCCCCCGCTATGAACCCCCAGTCACGTCTCCCTTTGAGCTCCCTGGTCTAATGCGGGGGCGCGGCTCCCCGCTTGGCGAAGCTTCGGGCTCGCTAAGGGCGGTGAGGTGATTAAGGCGAGACTAGCTCCGGGGTTTGGAGGGGCGTTCAGGCGTGCCCTTCGTTGCTAGGCTTATCAGGGCCGGCCTCACAAAATATGTGGCAGATTGGTGGGGCGATCGGCAGGACTACTTATACGAAAGTGCAACAAAGACACACCTGGGGTGCATTAATACCACACAACCTGGAGTTGCTAGCGACTTCGTGATCTGGCGGCTTAGCTTGGTCTCATCGCACGAGGGAATTGGTCCCATCTGCGACTTGGAACCGATCGATGTTCGAGTGGGTTTTCGGGGCAGCTCTGGTCTGCCTCGTTCCGTTCACGCTTGGAGTTATCAAGCTCGGTAGGGAGATGGGAACAGGGCTTGATGCCGTCGCACCTTTGCTTTCCGAGGACATGCAGGAAGCCGCCTCGTGCTTGGTTCTAACCAGCGCACCCGCCACGCATATCGCTCATCACACCACCAACGTGGCATTGCCTGACGTGACTTCCTTGCCACAGGCTGCCTGACGCGGCGGCTTCGGATCCACCGCGGAGACTTCACCCGGAGCTTCATCTCCTCACACGACCCGCTCCCACAAAAGATCACACAACCTGAGTGGCCTTAACGATCATCACGGATTAGTGAGTTCCGTTAGCGATCGGGCAAAAAGGTGGTGAGGCGCGCAATGGGAAGAAGCATTCAGGTCGACGACGAAGTCAGTGTCGTCGTCGAACGGAAAGGCTACGGCGCCCGTGTTTGGAGATGGCGCCTCACGAACGGCACAATCAACGTAGCTGTGTCAGACCGCGCCTTCCGCTGTGCTGAGGAAGCCTATCATGAAGGCAAGACAAACCTGCTGACGCTCCAGGCAAATGATGCTCGTCTTGGTCGCCGCCGCGTCGAACCGGCGTTCATCGAGGAGGCTGAGAGCTTCGAATTCGCTGCTGAGGCACACTGAAGTCCGGCAGCGCTGATCATCTTTGATGAGCGAGCCAGGCCACGCAGGAACACCTGCGTTTCCCTAACCGCCTGAGCGCCTAGCTGGTGGGCTCCGGCGCCTGGACGCGTCACCCCCAGAAAGACTGGTAGGCAACAGCCCAAATCATCGCAGACAGAACCGCAATGAGGAAGCCGCACTTGGGGACTGGCAGTCGGTCTGACTTAGCAAAGACGTGCCGCTCTAATGACATCGAATAGGTCATTGGCCCTCAGTTCAGAGTTGCCTCGTTTCACACGTATTCTGCTTCTTGGCCTCAGCATGCGGCTAGGCGGCCGCCTGCGTTCGTGAACCGAGGTAAGGTGGCCGCGACAACACAAGCAATACTTCGCAACGTGGGGACGAGGGCAGACGCGTAGATTGCCTGCCCATCATCTACCGAGGGTTAATAAGTAGGCTGTCCGTCCTAAAACGAACCCAGACCTTACGAGCATCATCTCGCGAGCTGTGTTTTGGACGTTACGCTCGCCTGGTCACCGGTCGACGCTCGCGAGTGCACCTGGAGACGCCTCATCGCGGCTCATGGGTCCTTCCTAGCGATCCCTGCCTCCGCGGGTATTTCGCGCCCCGTCTCTCGCGAGCGTCTGATCTGAAAACTCGTTGACAACAACATTGAGGTGTCTGGATGAGCGCCGCGTTGGCGGATGAGCGGCCGAAGCGCCGGCGTCCTCTATCGCCGGCCACCCCTGCTGCCCCCGCAGTCCCGTCGAAGGCTCGAACTCTGAATAAACGCGAGCTTTGCTGGGAAGCGGGCATATCGCGTCAACACCTGGACGATCGCATCGCGCGCGATCCGAGGTTTCCCATCCTGCGCCGGGGTGGCGGGAACGGCGACAGCTGGGAGTTCGACGCCGACGCGGCGCTGGCCCGCCTGGCTGATGACCTGCCGAAGCAGGACGGCGATCTCTCGCCGAACCAGCAGTTCATGGCCTTGCGGGTCCTGCGCATGGAGCGGGACATGGCCACGGAGGCGGGGGGTCTCCTGGTCGCCGCCGAGATGCGGGTGGCGCTGGCCCGCGGGCTGACCGGCCTTCGCCGAGGCCTGACCGGATCGCTTGTCGCGAAGGCGGCCGAGAAGCTGGGGCTGACCCGCGAGCAGCAGCGCCTCCTCAGGGGGCTGATCGAGGACGAGCTGCGGACCTTTGTCGCAGGCATGGCGCAGACGGGGTTGCCCGATGCTGACGAGTGACCCAGGGCCCTTCGCGGACGCGGAGGCCCTGGTGCTGGACGCCTTCTCCGCACTGATACCGCCGGAGCGCCTGGCACTGTCCGACTATGCGGCGCGGAACCGGCTGCTTACGGACGGGATCGGAGAGGAGGCAAAGCCCTTCGACCCATCCCGGGTGCCCTACCTGCAGGGGCCTTCGGATGCCCTGACCTCCGGCGAGTACACCACGGTCGCCATCCCTGGCCCGGGCCAGTGCGCGAAGACGACGGTGGCGGAGAACTGGCTTCAGCTGACGGTCGAGACCGACCCGGCCAGCTTCCTCTGGTACATGCAGACGAAGCCGGGCGTGGAGGCCTACGTCAAGAAGCGGATCGAGCCCATGATCCGGGTCCATCCCCAGATGGCCGGGCGCATCGGGTCTGACCCCTCTGACGACAGCCTGGCCTTCAAGAACTTTGGGGTGATGCAGGCCGAGTTCCTGTCCTTCGGCAAGAACACCCTGATCAACAAGAACGCCCCAAGGATCGTGGCGGACGAGGTCGACAACTACGACCTCTCCGAGCTGGGCGAGGCGAAGCCGGTACTGGACATTCGGCGGCAGGTGTTCGGCGAGGACAGCTGTCTGCTGATGATGTCGCACCCCGACCTGGCCGTGGGCATGTCCCCGGCCGGCTGGAAGCGCGGGATCATGGCCGTCTACGCCGACAGCACCCGCGGCACCTGGTGGTGGCCATGCCCGCGCTGCGGCGCGCACAGCAGCCCGAACCCGGGTGCATCGCGGTTCATGGCGCTGGACTACCCAGCCGATGCGCCGCTGGACGAGGTGCAGGAGGCCACGCGGCTGGCCTGCCCCACCTGCGGCGGCTTGATCGAGGATCGCGAGCGCCGCGCCATGAATGCGGCAGGCCGCTGGATCGGTCTCGGCGAGGAGATCGACGAGGACGGCCGGGTGACCGGCTCGCTGCGCCGGCACTCGACCTACGGCGCCTGGATCGTGGGGGCGATGAGCCCCTTCGTCCTGGGCGGCATCGGCGGCCTCGCCCGCGCCCGTGTCTCGGCTGAGCGCGAGATGGAGCGGCTGGGCGACGAGAAGACGCTGCGCCAGGTCGTGGTGAAGCAGTGGGGCTTCCCGTTCGTGCCGACCCGCCGGGTGGGGAGCGTAGATGCTGGCACGGTGGCTGACAGGGCTGAAGGCGGGCTGACGCTGAACCAGGTGCCACACGGCGTCCGGTTCATCACCGCTTGGGCCGACGTGCAGGCCAACCGCTTCGAGCTGATCCGGCGCGGCTGGGGTGTCGCTGGCGAGAGCTGGGTGCTGGCGACGGAGCGCCTGACGGCGGAGACCGCCACGGACCCGGCGAGCTGGGACGCGCTGCTGGAGGCGCTGCGGCGCCCCCTGCCGCTGGCGGATGGCTCCGGGCGCTTCATGCGGCCGCGAGCCGTCGGGATGGACCTTGGCGGCTCAGCGGGCGTCACCTCCCGCGCCTACGAGGCATGGATGCGGTGGCGGGCCGCCGGCAAGGTGCGACTGCTGGGCAAGGCGGACGGGCGGGATGCCTGGGACGTGCTGCCGACGCAGGGCGCGCCCGGGCTGAATGCGGCCCGGCTGCAGGTGATCTACCCCGAGGACGTGCGGAAGGACCGCAAGGCCAGCGGCGTCGCCCGCGGTCAGGTGCCGGTCGCGCGCTTCAACCCGAACCTGTTCAAGGACGATCTCGCCGCGCAGCTCGAGCGGGCTGAGCCGGGTGCCTGGTTCGTCCACTTCCCGGACGGGCTGAAGGACCGGGCCGGCCCACCGCATAGCTGGTTCGAGCAGCTCGTCGCCGAGCGCCGCCTGCCGACGGGCGCCTGGCAGAAAGCCGCTTCCGGCGCGCGCAACGAGGCGGGCGACATGATGGTCGGCTCGCACGTGCTGGCGCGGCTGCACGGGGTAGGGCGGATCGACTGGAACAACCCGCCCGCCTGGGCGGCGCCCTGGGACGAGAACCCACTGGTCGGGCTGCCGGAGGCCATCAGCCCCGCGCCGCTACCGCCGGCGGCAGTGCAGCCGCGCATGTACCGGCCGATGCGCCGGGCCAGTAGCAGGTCGTCAATGATGGATTGAGGAGGGGCGCATGTCAGATAGCGCTGCGGCCCTGATCGCGGCCGAGTATGCGGCCGCCGTGGCGCGCCTCGCGCAGGTTCGCGAGATGCAGACCAACGGCATTTCAAAGATCTCGGTCGGTGATCAGCTCATCGTCTACGCCACGGGTGCGGAGCTTGCGGCCGCGGTTGCAGCTCAGCAGGCAGAGGTAGCCCGCCTGGAGGTCCTGCTCGGCCTCCGGGTCGCCCGCGTTCCGGCGCGCCAGGTGCGGTTCATCGCCGACAAGGGCCTCTGATGGGCCTGCTGACCAGCCTCGGGGACAACGTGCGGCGCGGTGTGTCAGCCGCTCTGCCGTGGGTCGGGCTCGGCGGTAACTCTACCGCAGGGCTGGAGGCCGGCGCCGGCGCGCGGCGGCTGCGGAACTTCCGGCCAGGCCCTGCCCACGTCAACACGCTGGTGGCCAACGCCGGGCGGACCGTCACGGAGCGAGCGCGCTGGCTCGTCCGGAACAACGCCTACGCCATCAACGCCGTCGATTGGTGGGGCAGCGCGGTGGTCGGCTCCGGAATCACCCCGTCCTGGGGCGTAGAGGATCAGCGACTCAAGGCCGCGCTGCGCGCGACCTGGGACGAGTGGACGGATGAAGCCGATGCCGAGGGGCTGACCGACTTCTATGGCCTGATGCGTCGCGGCGTGCGGGAGATGTTCATCACGGGCGAGGTGTTCTACCGGCTGCGGTACCGCCGCCCGGGGGACGGGCTCACCGTGCCTCTGCAGCTGCAGATGCTGCCCTCCGAGATGCTGGACACCGCGTACAACCTTCGCCTCGAGAACGGGAACACCGTTCGCCAGGGCATCGAGTTCGACCTGATCGGACGCCGGGTGGCCTACTGGTTCTGGCGGGTGCATCCGGCGGACAGCACTGAGCAGACTGGCTTCGCGGGACAGCGCAGCCGCGTCCCGGCTGCTGAGGTGATCCACCTACTGGACCCGGTCGAGGCCGGCCAGATCCGTGGCCTGTCCCGCTTTGCCAACGTGGTCGTCCAGCTGTTCACGCTCGACCAGTACGACGACGCCGAGCTGGAGCGGAAGAAGGTCGCCGCCCTCTTCGCCGGCTTCATCACGCGCCCGGCGGAGGTGGACCCGGAGGAGAACATCGTCGGCGTACCGCTGCCGGGTGCCGGCCTACTGGCTGGCGGCGGGCCGCCGATCGAGGCCGCGATCGCAGGGCTGGAAGCTGGGACCATGCAGGTCCTGATGCCTGGCGAGGGTGTGGAGTTCGCCGAGCCGGCGGACGTCGGCGGGAACTACGAGGCCTTCCAGTTCCGCGCCCTTCTCCGGATCGGCGTAGGCCTGGGCGTACCCTACCACGGCCTCACGGGCGACATGACCCGCGGGAACTACGGCAACACGCGGGCTTCCAGCCTGGACGCGCGCCGCCGCACCGAGGCGTTCCAGTGGAGCGTCGTGATCTTCGGGTTCTGCAGACGCGTCGCGGCCGCCTGGACGGCGCAGGCCGCGCTGGCTGGAGCGGTGCCGGGCATGACGGCCGAGGCCTTCGCTCGCACGCCCAAGGCCTTCAACAAGATCCGGTGGATGCCGCCGCCCTGGGGCTGGGTGGACCCGCTGAAGGACGTCCAGGCGGACGCCTTGATGGTCGAGAACGGGTTTAAGGCTCGCTCCGAGGTCATGGAGGCCAACGGCTTCGATGCCGAGGAGACGGACCGCCGTCGAGCGGCTGACCAGGAGCGTGAGGAGCGGCTGGGTTTGACCCGGCCCGCACCAGCAGCGCCTGGCGCCACCACCCAGACCGAAGAGGACGACCAGGCGCCCGCAAAGCCGGCCGACCCAGGGAGCACCTGATGCCGCACCTTCCGCACGTCGCGGCACGCCTCTTCGGCACGCCGCTGATGGTGCACGAGCGCAAGCTGCGGGCGATCGTGGCCGGCATCGGCCCGCGCCTCGGCGTGCACCCCGGCGCCTTTGAAGACGACGAATACTATGACCGGCCCAGGCCGGAGCGCCGGCCCTACACCGTGACCCCGGGAGGCATCGCCCTGGTGCCGGTGGTGGGCCTGCTGGCGAACCGGGCCGGGATGATCGACGCGTCCAGCTCGCCCATGCGCGGCTATGACGGCATCGTCTCGGATGTGTCCCGGGCCCTCGCCGACGGTGACGTGCGCGGAGTGGTGCTGGACATCGAGAGCCCGGGCGGTGAGGCACTCGGCTGCTTCGACGCGGCGAAGGCGCTTTCGGCCATGCGGGGCGGCAAGCCCATCATCGCCGCGGCCAACGCCTATGCCTACTCGGCCGCCTACGCCATCGCTTCTGCCTGCGACATGATCTTCGTGCCCCAGTCCGGGGAAGTTGGGTCCATCGGCGTGGTGGCAGTGCACGTCGATGAGTCCGGCGCGGACGCCAAGGACGGGCTGGCCTGGAGCTACATTTTCCAGGGCGCCCACAAGGTGGACGGCAACCCGCACGAGCCGCTGACGGATGCCGCGCGCACCGACATCGAGGGGCAGGTCGCGCACCTCTACGGCCTGTTCGTCAACGGCGTCGCCGAGAGCCGGCGGATGGATCCGGAGGCCGTTCGCGCCACCGAAGCCCGCTGCCTCAATGCCAGCGAAGCCATCACTGCTGGTATCGCGGATCGGATCGGAACGCTCGCGGATGCGATCGCCGAGGCTGAGACGCGGTCCGCGAAGACCTCACCCACCCGCGGCCGCACCGGCGCGCGCATCACCTCTCTGAAAGGTAGCCGCATGAACGAAGACGACATGCAGGCCGCGCGGGAAGCCGCCGCGGCGCAGGAACAGGCCCTTGCGGCCGCGCGGACGGAGGCGACCCAGGCCGCTCTCGCCCAGGCCGCCGGCATCATGGAGATGTGCCAGGCGCACGGCCGGCCGCAGGACGCCGCCGCCCACATCGCCGCCGGCCGCTCGCGTGGCGAGGTGGCCGAGGCGCTGCTGACGGCCAAGGCCGCTGACCAGGCCGAGCGCACCACCAGCGCGGCGCACCCCGTCGGGAACGAGCGCAAGGGGCCAGCCGGCCCGAACGCGACCGACATCTACGCCCGCCTCAACCAGAGCGCCGCCGCGCGCAAGGGGGTCTGAGCCATGCCCACCACCGTCCTCAACGACGCCATCCGCCCCGGCGCCTACATCGTCTCCGAGGCCAATGCCTCCCGCTCGCGCGAGGTCGTGGTGATCGCGGGCGGCGTGGCCGCCGACTACAATCCCGGCACGGTGCTCGGTCAGATCACCGCCTCCAAAAAGTTCACCATCCTGACCCCGGGCGCCAGCGACGGCAGCCAGAACGCCGCGGCGATCTACTACGGGTTCGGTGACGCGCTCGCGAACGGCGACCTTCGGGCGGCCGCGCATGTGCGGGACATGGAGGCCAACGGTCTCTACCTGACCTGGCCGGCGGGCATCTCCACGCCGCAGCTGAACGCCGCCATGGCGGCCCTGACCGCCCTCGGCATCCTCGTCCGCACCTGATCCCGAAACCCGCCGGCCCGTTGGTCGCCGGCTTGGAGAATACGCCATGTCCGGCACCATGATGGATATCTTCGGTGGGGACGCTTTCAGCAGCGTCACCCTCACCACCGAGGTGAACCGCAACTTCCCCTACATCCCGACCTTCCTGCGCGATCTGGGGATTGCCCCGGCACAGGGCATGGTGACCCTGGATGCGGCCTTCGAAAGCGAGACGGGCGGCATCCGCCTCATGTCCGCGATCCCCCGTGGCGCTCCGCCGAGCCAGCACGGCCGGACGGTCTCCTCCATGCGCCCCCTGCGCGCCTACCACTTCTCTCGCGAGGTGGAGGTCAACGCCGACGAGCTGCTCGCCCTCCGCGCCCGCGGCACCCTGACCCCGGAGAGCGCCCAGGGGCTGATGCTCCAGCGCACCGACGGCCCCGCGGGGCTGAAGGTGGAGTGGGCGCTTACTCTGGAGCACATGCTGCTCGGCGCCATCGACGGCGTGGTCTACGACGCCGACAACACCACCATCCTGTACGACTTCTACGCCTGGACGGGCACCACCCGGCCGACGGCGGTGAACCTGCCCATCTCCACCATGACCGCCGACACCGCGATCTTCGACGGCTTCGGCACCACCGTCCGTCGCCAGATCACCAAGGCGTTGAACGGCATGGCGGTCGGCACCGGTACGCTGATGTCGCTGTGCGGCGACAACTTCTTCGACGGTCTCGTGACCTCGAAGGAGATCCGTGCGGCGCGAAAGAATGGCGCCATGGGCAACCAGGACGCTGCGCTCCGCATCGCCGACAACTCGCCCTACTCGGCCTTCACCTACGCCGGCGTGGTCTGGGTGAACTACCGCGGTACGGACGACTCCATCGTGAGCGTGCCGACGGACGAGGCGCGCCTGTTCATGGCGGGGGTGCCGGGCCTTTTCCAGACGCTCTATGCGCCGGCCGACACCTTCGAGACGGTCAGCGCGGTGGGGCTGCCCCTCTACCTGCTCTTCAACGCCAGCCGGCAGACCGAGAAGCGCATGGTGGCGGAGCTGCAGTCGAACCCGCTGATCGCCTGCCTGCGGCCGCAGAGCCTGCTGCGCCTCACCAAGTCCTGACGCTGGCGGGGGCACAAGCCGATGGTGGACTTCGACGCGCTGCTGTTCCGGCCGATCCAGTCCACCTTCGGGACCCCCGTCAGCTACCTCTCGCCCGACGGGATGGTGAGCTTGCCCGCCCTTCGCGGCGTGATGCTCCGCGCCGCCATCCCGCTCGATGGTGATGCCGAGAACACCGGCGGCATCACCCAGTCCCGGGACGTTCTTCGGTTCCGGTCCTCCATCTTCCCGCCAGGTGTCGAGCCCGAGCAGGGCGCGCTCGTGGTGGTCAACGGCGAGCGCAGCATCATCACGGACGTGATGAGCGATCCGCGAGGGTACTACGACTGCCCGCTGGCGATCGCCGCCGGATGAGCAGCGGCCCTGTCGGCCCGGGCTGGCGCGCCGACGTCCGCGACCGCGTGGCGGCGATCCTTGCCGATCAGGTGCCGGTGCTGAACGGGCGTGTGCACCGGGCCCGGGTCTGGCCGGTGAGCAGCAAGCCTGCCCTGCTCGTCTACGGCTACGCCGAGCGGAAGGAGCCGACCACGCAAGGCGGCTTCCAGCACCAGTTCCGCGTCACCTCCGCCCTGATCATTCGCGTACTGACCGAGGGGCCGATCGCCACACAGGCCGAGGTCGCCTGCGAGGACATCTGCGGCCAAGTCGAGCGCGCCATTCTCCGCTCGCCGGCACTCTTCTCCCCCACCGAAGGCATCCTCCAGCGGTGCGCCGGCGTGACCACGCAGCTCTCCGCCGAGCAGAAGGAACGCGCGATCGAGGTGGAGGCCACGATCGAGTTCCAGCTGGTCTGGGAGGAGGTCTTCACCATGGCCGAGCCCGACACCTCCGAATGCGCCGCCGTCTCGGTCGTCATCACCGACCCCTCTATTCCGTCCGCCTAGGAGCCCCACCATGCACGTGAAGCCTGCCCGGGGGATGCAGATCCCGGATCCGGACCTGCGCGACTTCCTCCCCGCGGAAGGCCGCGAGGTGGTCCCGTCCGAATACTGGACCCGCCGCCTGGCCGACGGGGACGTGCGCAAGGTTGAACCGCCCGCGCAGCCCGCCGCGGCGCGCACCCCGAAGGAGTAGCCGGCCGTGGTCAGCTTCAACGAAATCCCGGGCGGCGGCGCTCTCCGCGTCCCGTTCTTCTTCGCCGAGTTGGACGCCACCGGCGCCAACCGAGGCGGGCGGCTGCCCAAGGCGCTGGTGATCGGCCAGATGGTCGCGGCAGGCACGCTCACACCCGGCGTCCCGGTGCTCTGCCAGGGTGCCGGTTGGGCCAAGAGCGCGGCCGGGCAGGGGTCCATGCTCGCCCTGATGGCAGCGCAGTACCGCGCCCGCGACGAGTTCGGCCCGCTCTACCTGCTGCCTCTGGCGGACGATGCCGCTGGCGTGGCCGCCACCGGGAGCATCCAGGTCACCGCGGCCGCTACGGCCCCGGGCACCTTCGTCCGCAAGATCGCCGGCCAGCGCGTCTCGGTGGCGGTGTCGTCCGCCCAGACGACCGCCCAGGCCGCCGCGGCGATCGGCGCCGCCATCAACGCCCTGTCCGACCTGCCCGTGACGGCGACGGTTTCCACCAACACGGTGACCATCACGGCGCGGAACAAGGGGCTCGGCGGCAACGAGATCACGGTCACCACGACCGACGACGCGCCCCCGGCCGGGATGGCAGTGACCGTGGTGCAGCCCACCGGTGGAGCCGGCAACCCGGTGACCGCGCTGACGAACGCGCTGGCGCTGCTGGGGGACGCCGACTTCGACTACATCGCCATGCCCTTCACCGACACGTCCAGCCTGGACGCGCTGCGGGCGCACCTGGTGACGCGTTGGTCCTGGTCGCGGATGCTTTATGGCGGCGCCTTCGCCAGTGTGCGTGGGACGCTGGGCACCGTCACCACCATGGGTACCGCCCGCAACGATCCGCACGTCTGCATCATGGGCGCCGACAGCGCGCCGGAGCCGGGCTGGATCTGGGCGGCGGACATCACGGCCGCCGCGGCGACCAGCCTCCGGGCCGACCCCGGCCGGCCGCTGCAGACGGTGGCGCTTAACGTCCAGCCGCCGCCGATCGACAAGCGCTGGGGGCTGGGCGACCGCAACGCACTGCTGTTCTCGGGCATCGCGACCTTCACCACGGATGCCGACGGGCAGGTCCGCATCGAGCGGCTGATCACGACCTTCCAGCGCAACGCCTTCGGTCAGCCCGATGACAGCTTGCTGGACGTGGAGCGGAACTACCAGGCCGCCGACATCCTCCGCCGCATGCGGAGCTACGTCGAGACGACCTACCCGCGCATGAAACTGGCCGACGACGGGACCAACTTCCGCCCCGGTGCCCGCGTCGTCACGCCGAGCATGATCCGCCGCGCCCTGATCGCCTTCTACAAGAGCATGGAGAAGGACGGCCTGGTGCAGAACAGCGCCGCCTTCGCCACGGCCCTGGTGGTGGAGCGCGCAACCGGCAACCGCTGCCGTGTGGACGGCATCGCGCCGATCGTCCCCGTCGACCAGCTCCGTCAGGTCGCGATCCAGGCCCAGCTCCGGGACGCCGTCGGCGTCGCCGGCGCGCTGTAAGGGAGAGACCTCATGTCCGACACGACGCGCCGGATCGCTGGTGGCGCCTATGCCACGGTGGACGGCCTCTCCTTACCCCTGGTGGGCAACCCGAAGTACCGCCCGGCGACGGTCACCCGCGAGAGCCTGACCGGCATGGACTCGGTGCACGGGTACTCCGAGAAGCCGCAGCCCGGCATGATCGGTTTCCAGTGCCGCGATATGCTCGGCGTGGGCATCGCCGCCATGCAGGACTGGACCAACGTGACGGTCGAGCTCCGCCTGAACAACGGCAAGGTCGTCACCGGCACCGGCATGTGGAACACGGCCGCGGTGGAGGTGAACTCGGCGGACGCCACCTTCGACCTCACCTTCGAGGGCGATAATGTGGTGATGGAGGAGTAGCGCGTGGACGACACCGACGAGGCCGAAGCCCTCCCGGCCACCCTAACCATCCGCTTCGAGCCGCCAATCTCCTTCAGCGGCAAGGAGTATTCGGAGGTCACCTTGCGCGAGCCGACCACCCAGCAGTTCGCGGACGCGCAAGACCTCGGCGGCATTCGCAGCATTCAGCACTTGGTGCACGTGGTGGGTGGGCTGCCCAAGCCCGTGGCCGCCCTGATCCCCATCTCCAAGACGATGCAGGCGGACGCGTTCTTTGTCCGTTTCACAAGGCCCGCCCCAGCAACCTCGAGCACCTGATCGCCGATCTCACGGCGTTCTTTCCGGGCTGGGGGCCTGAGGCGGGGTGGAACATGACCGCCACCCGGCTCCGGTGGTGGGCGGCACAGGCGGTCAGGATCAAGAAGAAGGCGGAGCGCGATGGCTGAGAATGTCGGCGTGCTCTCCGTCACCGTTACGGCGGTGGACAAGGCCACTGCCACGATCAACGCGGTGCGCGATCGGGTCGGGACGGTTGTCGAGCCCACCCGCCAGCTGACTGCCGCCTTCGGGCGCCTGAGCGAGGCGACGGGCCTGGCCCGGGTCAACGCCGGGCTTTCCACTGCAGCTGGGCACGCTACGTCCTTCGCAAAGAGCCTCGCATTCGCGGCGGTTCCCCTCGCCAGCGGAGGCCTCATCGCGGGTGCCACGAGCTCCGCCACGGCCTTCATCAACACCGGGCGACAGCTTCTGTCCGGCGCCCGCGCGCTGGAGATGAGCGTTCCGCAGCTGCACGCCTTCCAGAATGGCGCGCGGCTGGCGGGTATCGGCGCGGACGATGCGACCGAGGGGCTGAAGTCCTTCAACCAGGTGCTCTACGACGCGGCCGGCGGGCGGAATGCCGACGCTATGGCGGCGTCTCAGCTCCCACGGCTCGGCTTTGCGCTGCGGGATGCTTCAGGCCGGGCCCGGACCGCGGGCGACGCCTTGGGCGACGTGGCCGAGAGCATTGCCCGACTGAACAATGCGCCACGCGAGCAGATGCAGCTCGCCCGGACCTACGGGGTTGAGGCCCTTCTGCCGCTCCTGCGCCGCGGGCGCGCCGGTGTGGCGGATCTGCTGACCGAAGGCCGCCGCATGGGCACGATGACCCGCGACCAGGCCGAGCAAGCGAAGCGCCTGGAGCGGCAGTGGGACAGCATGCGTTCCACCGGCGATAGGCTGGCGCTGACCATCGGCGGGACGCTGGCGCCGGCCATGGAGCGAGGCGTCAACCGCGCGCAGAATTGGGCCCAGGCGAACGAGGGCGCAATCTCGGCTGCGGTGGTGAGCCGCCTCGAGCAGGCCGGCCGAGGCACTTGGTCCTTCGTGTCGGCCGTGGACCGGGCCGTCACCTCGACGGTGGGATGGGAGACGGCGACCACCGCGCTGGAGGTGATGCTTGCCGGGCGGCTGCTGAAGACGCTGACCGGCATCAACGCCGCCACCGTGCTGTTCAGCGCCACCAAGCTCCCGGTCTGGGCACTCCGGATGCTGGGCATCGGCGGATCGGTCATCGGCGCGCAGATGGCCATCAACCAGCTCGCCGAGCAGCGCGACCAGACCGGTGAGCGGCAGCGGGAGCAGGAACGGAACTTCGCCCAGCGCGGGCGGGCCGGCGGCTACTATGACCGCCCGATGGATGACCTGGGGCCGGTCGGCTTCGGACTGGAAGGGCCAGGGCCAATGGGCTTCGGCTCAGGGGCGCAGCGCCGCCGGGTTCAGGACGACGCTCCTGCACGGGGCGGCAGCCGCACCTTCGGCGATGGCCCGGATGCCGTGACCGGCCGGCACGAGGACGCATTCTCGTACTTCCGCTCCCGCGGATGGAGCCCGCAGGCGGCAGCCGGTATCACAGCGAACCTGCACCATGAGAGTGGGGTCCGCCATGATGGGCCGGCGGGTGACGGCGGCATGTCCATGGGTATGGCGCAGTGGAACCGCGACCGGCTGACGGCCTTCCGCGAGTTCGCGGGCGTGGACATCCGCCAAAGCAGCCGCCAGCAGCAGCTGGATTTCATCCACCACGAACTGACCGCCGGCCGCGATCGGCAGGCGCGGCAGGCCGGTGAGGTGCTTCGCGGCGCTCTGACCGCTCGTGAAGCTGGCTCGGCCTTCTCGCGCCTCTATGAGCGTCCGGCTGGGCGGGAGGGTGAGGCCGCATCCCGAGGCCAGACCGCCGAGAACATGCTGCCGCGGCTCAGCCGTGCTGCCCCGCAGAGCACGGCTCAACCGGCCATGCTGCCACAGGCAAGCGCCCCCATCGTGGTGCAGGTCCCTTCGCCCGCTTCGGCCGTACCCGCGCAAGCCGCGCGGCCAGTCGCGTCGCCCTTGAACGCTCCGGCTCCCACCGCGGCGCCGGTGCCGAGCCCCCTGGACGGGTCACAGCCGCAGCGCATGAGCGGGCGGATGGCAGTTGACGTGCGGTTCGCCAATGCGCCGCGGGACATGCAGGTCATCACCCGTACGCAGGGTGCCATTGACGCCGAACCGCCGCGAGTGGAGCGCGCCATGCGGGACTGGGGTTAGACATGAGCAGCTGGCGCGACACCCTGCGGCCGGCCTCCTGGCGCGGCGTGCCGTTCCAGGTGATGGGCAGCGAGGCCCTGTTCGGGCGGCGGGTGCATCTGCACGAGTACCCGTTCCGCGACGAGCCATGGGCCGAGGACCTCGGACGTCGGTCGCGCGCCATGCTGGTCAAGGGCTTCCTGGTCGGCGACGACGTGGCCAGCCAGCTGGAGGAACTGCAGGCGGCGGCCGAGACCAAGGGGCCCGGCACGCTGGTCCACCCTTCGCGCGGCACCTTCACCGTCACCCTGCTGAACCTCGCCGCAGCCGATGCCTGGGACGAGGGCCGGATCGTCCGGCTGAGCATGGAGTTCGTTGAGACCGGCGAGCGGCGCTTCCCGGGCAGCGTGGTCAGCGGCGTGGCCGAGGTGACCGGGGCCTGCGACCTCCTGGACGAGGCGGCCAGCACGGTGGGCATCGAGTGTATCACGTCCACCGTTCAGCAGGGCTACGCCGGCGTGCAAGGTGTCGTTCGGACGGCTCAGGGCTATGTCGCGAGCGCGCGCAGCCTGGTCAGCAGCGCCACCGGAGCCATCCGGAGCGTCTCGTCCGTCGCCGGGGCGCTCGGCTTGGGCGACGTGGGCCGCTTCCTCAACGCGAGTACCAGCCGCGTGAACGGGATCTTCGGGCGCGCCACCTCGCTGACCGGCGGCGTCACCGGGGCACTCTCGCGCTTCAACAGCGCGCGGTCTCAGGTGACGCGTCTGGGGGACACGGTCATGAACCTCGCAGGGCGCCTGTGAGCACGCCGGCCGAGCTGGTGGCCTCCATGCTGGCGCTGGTGGCGGGCGTGGCGGACAGCGCCCCAGACCCTTCCGACCGAGTGCGCCTGCTGCGAGCGCTGGCGGCATCGCCTATGCCGGCCGGTGGCGACGCTGCCCTGGCCGCGCTCGGACGGCGCGCGGCGCTCTCGGCGCTGGCACGTGCCGCTTCGGCCTGCGAGCCGCGGTCCTACGATGAAGCGGAAGCCCTGCGAACCGACGTTTGCGGCCTGCTCGCCGCCGAGGAGCTCATCGCCGCGGATGCGGGGGAGGACTCCATCGTCTCCGCCCTGCGCGCGGTGCGCGGCGCCCTCGACCGGGATCTGCGCCGCCGGGGGGCGAACCTCTCCCCTCTGCGCCAGGTGGAGGTGAAGGCGTCGCTGCCGTCTCTGGTTCTTGCCCAGCGCCTCTACGGCGACGCCGGGCGCGAGCCGGAAATGACCAGGATGGCCGGTGATCCACCGAACCCAGTGTTCATGCCGACCCGGTTCACCGGCCTGGCGCGCTGAGCCATGCCGGCGCCCATGCGCTGATCTAACGGAGGCACGATGCCCGACGACGCACCCATCGTGGAAATTCCCGAGGTCGTCGTCAGTCCCTCTGCGCCCGCTGACCTGCCCCTTCCGCTGCCCCCGCCGCCCGGCGACTACCCAGACGACGAGATGACCATCGAGGTGGACGGCAAGGTCTTCGGCGGCTGGGACACCGTGCAGGTGGTCCGCAGCTGCGAGCAGATGCCGTCGAGCTTCACCATCAGCCTGACCGAGCGGTACCCGGGTGAGGCCGATGAGGTGGTGATCGAGCCCGGCCAAGCCTGCAAGGTGATGATGGGCAAGGACACGGTGCTGACCGGCTACATCGACCGCTACATCCCCGCGCTCGACGCACGCCGGCACACCGTCACCATCATGGGCCGCTCCAAGACGCAGGACCTGGTGGACTGCGCCGCCATCTTCGACACCTTCCAGATCAGTGGCCAGACGGTGGGGCAGATCGCCGTGACGCTGGCGGGCAAGTACGGCATCAGCGTCTCGCTCCCGGCCGGGGAGGGGCCGGTGGTACCGCAGCTCAACCTGCAGCTGGGCGAGACGACCTGGGACGTGATCGAGCGCCTGTGCCGGTTCGCCAAGTTCCTCTGCTACGACGACGCGGAGGGCAACATCGTCCTGCGCCCCGTCTCCACCGAGCGCCATTCCAGCGGCGTCCGTGAGGGCGAGAACGTCATCTCGGCTTGGCCGGACTATGGGATGGACCAGCGGTTCAGCGAGTACCAGGTCTATCCCCTGAGCGTGCTGCCCCTGATGCAGGCCCAGGACGCGGCGGGAGGCGGCGGCCTGCCCGCGCCGATCGGCCAGGCCAAGGACGAGGGCGTCAAGCGCCTCCGCCGCCGCATCATCATCCTGGAGCACTCCGGTACCGGCCCGATCGAGGACGCCGCCCGCGAGCGAGCTGAGTGGGAACAGGCCCGGCGCCTGGGGCGGTCCGAAGACGTGACTGTCTCGGTAGACAGCTGGCGGGACAGCGAGGGGCGGCTCTGGGAACCGAACCGGCTGGCCGACGTGCATATCCCGGCCTGTCAGGTGAAGGACGAGACCTGGATCATCGGCGACGTGACGTTCACCCGCGGCGAGGGTGGAACCACGGCCCGGCTCCACCTCATGAATCCGCGTGGCTTTGATCCGCAGTACGACCCGCTGTTCTCCTTTGGCTGGCAGATCCGCCAGGCGGCGGAGGAGGGGGCGCAGCGCCAAGCGCTCGAGGCAGGCGGCGCCAGCCGGATCAGCGGTACCGGGCCGGGCGTATGAACCCCCGCCAGCTCGCCAGCCGCGTGGGCATGATGTTCGGCCTCGGCCGGATCACCGCCACCCGCACCGACCGCGCCACCGGGCGCAGCACGCTGACGGCGCAGGTTCGGCTGCCGGAAACCGGCGAGGTGCGGGACGATACGCCGGTGCTGTCCCTCTACGGCGTGTCCTCCCGGCCGCGGCCGGGCGCAGATGCCGCGGTCCTTTTCCTCGGCGGAAACCGGGCAGCCGGGGTGGTCATCGCCACCAGCGACGGGCGGTTCACCATCGAGCTCGCCGAGGGTGAGGTCGCGCTCCACACGCACGACGGCAGTCATGTGCACGTCAAGCTGGGCGGCACCATCGCCATCAAGGCCGCGACGAAGGTGACGGTGGACACGCCGCTGCTCGAGGTGACCGGGGACGTGAAGGCGAGCGGCGTCAGCCTCGTGCACCATCGCCACAGCGGCGTGCAGGGCGGCAGCAGCCAGACGGGGGAGCCCGTTCCTTGAGCACGATCGCCATCGCCTGGAACAACCGGACGGGGCAGGGGGACTGGGCCCGGGACGCCTCAGGCCAGCTTGCCGAGGGCGACGACCTCCAGACCGCAGTGTGGATGAGCCTCTTCACCGACCGCCGCGCCGCGCCGGACGACGTGCTGACCGACGGCACCGATGATCGCCGCGGGTGGTGGGCGGACGCCTACTGCGAGAAGCCGCTGGGCAGCCGCCTCTGGCTCCTGGATCGGGCCAAGCACCTGCCGGAGACGCTTCGCCTGGCCGAGACCTACGCCCGCGAGGCCCTGGCCTGGCTGGTGGAGGACGAGGTCGCCGCCCGGGTGGACGTCACCGCCGAATGGGGCGGGCCGAACCTGCTGGTGCTGCTGCCCGTGATCATCCACCGCGACGGCCGGCGCGCGGATCTCCGCTTCGACTGGGCTTGGCAGGGAACCTGACCGAATGCCGTTCACACGTCCTGGCCTGACGGACCTGGTTCGTCAGGTGCTGGCCGACCTTGCCCAGGCTGCCGGCGTGCCGGCGGTGCTGCGCTGGCGGCCCGATCATGCCATGGGGATCGCGGTCGCCGGATTGGTTCGCAACCTCTACGGCTACCTCGACTGGATTTCCCGGCAAGCGGTACCGGCCACCTCCACCGGCGAGTTCCGGGCGGCCTGGGCGGCGCTGAAGGACGTCTTCCCCAAGGAAGCGACCTTCACCGCCGGCGTGGCGGTCTTCTCGGGTGCCCCGGGCACGCTGCTCCCCGTCGGCAGCACGGTGCGACGTGCGGACGGCAGCGCGGGCTACGTCACCACCGCCGACGCCACGGTCGCCTTGGATGGGTCTGTCACCGTGCCGCTGCGGGCCACCGCGGCCGGGCCCGCCGGGAATGGGCCGGGCGGGCTGGCGCTCCTGCTGAGTCCTGCCGTGCCCGGGGTCACCTCGGCTGGTGCGGCGGTGGGGCCACTGACCGGCGGCAGCGATGCCGAGGACGTGGACAGCGACGGCTTCCTGACCCGCATGCTGCTTGCCTATGCCGAACCCGCGCAGGGCGGGTCGGCGCAGGACTACCTGGACTGGGCTCTTGCGGTGCCGGGCGTCACGCGGGCCTGGATCCAGCGGAACGGCATGGGCGCCGGCTCGGTCGTGGTACGCTTCATGATGGATCAGGCGAACGCGGGAGGAGGCGGTTTTCCTGTGGGCGCCGACGGCGTGGCTGGTGCTGAGCCTCGCGCGGTTCACGCCACGGGCGACCAGCTCGCCCTGGCCGATGCCCTCTACCCGCTGCAGCCGGTGACGGCCCTGGTCTATGCCGTGGCACCGGCAGCGCAGCCCATCAACTTCAGCATCGGCGACCTGTCCCAGGACACCGCCGCGAACCGAGCGGCCATCTCCGCCGCACTGGCGGCCATGCTGCGTGCCCGCGGCGAACCCGGCGGGACGATCTTTCCGTCCGACAGCAGCGCCGCCATCGACGGGGTCTTCGGGGTCTCGCGGTTCACGCTGCTGGTGCCGACGGCACCGGTGGCGATCGGGGTGGGCTCCTTGCCGACCCTGGGCACTGTGACCTTCGTCTGATGGCGCTGACCGTTCCCAGCGTCGGCGCCTATGCCGCCGCGATCCTCGCCTACCTGCCGCGCGGACGCATCTGGCCGCGCGACATGGCCGCCAGCATGGCCGTCACCGCCAAGGGGCTCGCGCCAACCGCGCAGCGCCTGGACGCGCGGGCCGTGGCCCTGCTCGCGGACGCCTTTCCGCCGCAGGCCTATGAGCTGCTGCCCGAGTGGGAGCGGACGTTGGGTCTGCCCGACCCCTGCTCTGGCTTGGCCGCGACGCTGCAGCAGCGCCAGGCCCAGGTGAAGGCCCGGTTGACAGCGACCGGCGGCCAGTCCGCTGCCTACTTCATCGCCGTGGCCGCCTCGCTCGGCTTCACCATCACCATCGAGAACTTCGCGCCCGCGCGGGCCGGCCTCATGCGTGCAGGCGATCCCGTCTACGGCGACGACTGGGCGCATGCGTGGCGCGTCCACGCCCCTGAGGCGACCGTCACCTACTTCGCCGCTGGTGCCTCGACCGCAGGCGAGCCTCTCGCTGCTTGGGGCAACGCCGTCCTGGAATGCGCCCTGGCTCGCATCCGCCCAGCACACACCACCCTGACCTTCGCCTACGGGAGCTGACATGCGGCGCATCTTTCATCAGACGGCGGTAGCCCAGCTACCGGCGGTGCCGGCGCTTGCGGGCACGTCCGGCTTCTTCACCGGCGGCAACCCTGGTGCCGGGCTTCCCGCAACTGTGGTGCCCGACTGGTGGCTCAACGGCATCCAGGAAGAGCTGATGGCCTTCCTGACTGCGACCGGCATCACCCCGGACGCCACGACCGCGCAGGTCCTGGCCGCCTGCCGCGCCATGTTCAGCACTGCGCTCCGGGTCATGCGGAACCCGGGCCCTTACACGTTCACGCCGCGCCCCGGACAGACGACCTACGGGTACCTCGTGCTCGGTGGTGGCGGTGGCGGCGGCGCAGCCACTGCGACTGGCTCTGCTGCCTCGGGTGGATGCGGCGGCGGCCTCTCCATCGGCATCGCTACCGGCGTGACCGGTCCTGTGTCGGGCACGGTGGGGGCTGGGGGCATCGGTTCGAACAGCAATGCCAACGGGACCGCGGGCGGCAGCAGCACCTTCGGCAGCTGGGGCGGCGCTACCGGCGGCGCGGGCGGCTACACCAGCGCGGGCGGGGCAATGGCTGTGGTGGGCAGCGCAGGAATCGGGAGCGCCGGTTTTCTGGATCTGCCGGGTCAGGGCGGAGGCACCGGCCAGGTCATCGGCGGCACTTATCTTGGCGGTTCCGGCGGCGGCTCGGCCATCTCGCCCGGCGTGAGCATCGCCACGGGAGCGAGCGGCACGGGCGCCGCCCTTGGCGGTGGCGGTGGCGGCGCAGCGAACAACGGCACCGGCGGCGGCAACGGCGGCAACGGTGGACCCGGCCTCGTGCTGGTTTGGGGGTGAGCGCAATGGCCACTTTTGCATTCGTGCGCGACGGCGTGGTCGCCGAGGTCATCCCCCCGCGGGAGGACAAGGTCCCCCTCGATCAATGCTACCCGCCAGCGATCTTCGCCAACTTCGTCCAGCTCACCACCGCCCAGGCGAAGAAGGTGGAGCCCGGCTGGCTCTATGACGGCACCACCTTCGCGGCGCCCGGCGACCCGGAGCCGCAGGTCGTGCGCGCCCGCATCATCCGGAGCCTCGCCTTCCGCGACCGCCTCTCCCAGGAGAGGCAGCAGGAGATCTCCGTAGCGGCAATGCAGATGGCGGCCGGCGGGGACGGGTCTCTCCTGACCTACCTGCTCAACCAGGCGGCCGGCAGCGTGACGGACCTGGACGACCCGCGCGTCCAGGAGGGCGTCGCCAAGCTCGCAGCGGCCGGCCTGGTCTCGGCGGCAGAGGCCGAGGCCATACTGGCCGACGGTTCTGCCGGCGAGGCGGCCTGACCTTCACCTGACCGGGAGGGTCCGCCTTGATCATCATTCCAAAGCCGGGTCTCAGCATTAAGGACCCGGACCAGCAAGACATCATCCCCGCCGAGGGCAGGGCAGTCGCGAACACCGAATACTGGTTCCGCCGCCTGATCGACGGCGACGTGACGATGGCACCGGCGGGCTACACGCCAGTCCGGCCGATCTTCCAGGAGACGGCGTCCGGCACCACGGCGCAGCGCCCGAACCCTGCCAAGGCCGGCGACTTCCGTCACAACACGGAATTGAAGGCGCCCGAGATGTTCGTGGGCGCACCAGTCGGCTGGCTGGTCTTCGACGGCGGTGCCAGTGGCGCCGCTGCGGCGGGGCAGGCCGCGGGCGAGGCCGCAGGTGCTGCGGCGGCACAGGCCGCCTTGCAGGGCACCGCCTCCGCGATCCGGGCCATCAACGAGAACCTCGCTGGTACCAACAGCGCTGTTGAGATCGTCAACGCCAACCTGAGGGCGGAGATCGCCGCGCAGCGGGCCACGATCGAGGCGCTGCAGGGGCAGGTCGCCGACTTACTGGCCGGCGGCACGCCGCCGGTGACAACGCGACCTGTCGGGCTCACGGCGCCGGTCATCATCGCGCCCTCCCTCGACCTCCCGCTCGGCCTCTCCGTGCCTGTCATCGTGGCCTAGGCGCCCGAAAGGATCCCCATGGCGACCAACGCCCTGCCTTCGACCAAGGACCTTCTGCTGGCACAGGCCAGCCGTGACGCGCTCCAGGCGGCGCGTGATGAGAAGGTCGATCAGATGTTCGCCGAGATCCGCGAGTACTTCGCGGGGCGGATGACGCCTCCCGTGCCGGTGCCGACCGGCGACACCTTCCCGACGATTGCGGCCTAGGAGCCCTCGCGCATGCAGATCCAGTCTTTCGGCACGTGGAGCGGCAACCCCACGTCCTTCACCCAGCAGTGGCAGCGTTCGGGGGCCGCGGGCGGCCCGTGGACGAATGTCGATGGTGCGACGTCCACCAGCTACACGCCGCCCGCAGCGGACAGCGGCAAGTGGTTCCGGGCGGCGATCACCGGCGTCAACGCTGCCGGCCCCAGCTTGGTGCCCCTGTACAGCAACGCTGCGCAGTTTACCGCCAGCCAGCCCAGCGTCCCGGTCATTCCGGAGATCACCTACACCCCGATCGTCGAGATCGTGGACAGCAAGTCTGCGGCCACCACCCAGCTCGGCCTATTTTCCCCTGTTCCCGCCGGTGTGACGCGCACCTTCGTCGGCAACGTCACCATGTCGACCGATAAGACCTATGTCCTTCGCGGCATCAACTCCCTGCAGTTCGAGGCCACGGCGTCGCTGGACGTGACCGACAGCCCGATTGCCGGAGGCGTCTACGACGGCGCCAAGGCGGTGACCTACCCCCTGGACATCCCGATTGCCGAGATCGTGGTGCCGCCGGACCAGGGGGTCACGCCGATCCCGGCCATCACCTACACCTCCAAGCTCAGCACCATTCCGGCCGACGCGGTCGCGGACCTGGACATCGGCACTCTGTCCGTGGTGCCGGCCGGCGTGATCCGCACGGTGACCGGGACGCTCGCGCTCGGCTCGGACCAGCGCGGGGTGGTGCCTGGGACGTCCGCCAAGTTCGCCAACACCCCCGTGGTGCTGAACGTCAAGGACAGCCCCGACCCGGCCTCCAGCCAGTACACCGGGGCGACTGAGGTCACTCTCAGCGTCGCGGTCAACGTCGCCGCCGCGGAGTACCCGCTGGCCGCCCGGTCCGGCATCAAGCTGCTCATGGGCCTGAGCAAGCTCCGCCGTGACTTCTCTGGATCTCCGATCACCACCAGCAGCGATGGCAACCGGGTGGCCGGCTGGGCGGACCAGGACGCCAGCGCCGTCGCCAACATCGGCCAGACCCTGGACCAGTACCGCCCGCTCTACGCGGCCGCCGACGCCCGGTTCAAGAACCGGCGGCCCCTGTACTTCGATGGCTCCACCCGCCGGCACATTGCCTCGCCCAGCGGCATCCTGACCATCGACAGCGGTAACCTGCTCTTGGGCGCCGGCATGGTTCTGATCGACCAGCAGCCGGCCACGCACCATGGCGCCCTGGTCAACGTGCTGTTCGATGGGCAGGACTTCTACTACGACAACGCCTATGGCGGCTGGGCGATTGCCTTCAACCGCAACACCGGCCTGTGCTGCCTGTACTTCAAGAAGGCCGATGGCCAGAACGCCCTGGCCGGCGGTGTGGCGGTCCCCAAGGACTTGGCCGGCGTCATCTCGCTGAAGGTGGAGAACAGCAAGGCCCAGCTTCGCTGGACCCGCAACAACACCGCCATCACGGGCGCCGTCTTCGACTGGCCGGCCGAGTTCCTGAACCGAGCGGGGACGGTCTACTGGGGCCAGGCGGTCCGCAAGAGCACGCCGGGCGTGAACACCGAAAACGTCTTCAACGGGCTGCTCGGCGAGTGCTTCATCAGCATCGTGCCGGGGGATGAGTTCGGCGTGGTGGACGACATCGCGGCCCTCAGCGGCATCGCGTCCAACCTGGTGAGTGGCGGCACGAGCCCGAGCACGGGTGGCGCCACCGGCGGCTCGACCAACCCGTCCAACCCCAGCACGCCCAGCGTGGTCTGGACGGGCGTGGACCCGGGCGTGCCCTACGCGCATTCCAACTTCGACCTGGCGGCGATGCGCGCCGAGGTCCCGACCACTTCGGTGGCGGGCGTCATCTTCACGCCGACCACCCGCGTGGCCGCGAGCGCAAACGAGGTCGTGGGGTTCAATTACACCACCGATGACCGGGCGCTGGCCGCTCAGTACGGCTCCCACGCCCTCGCCTTCGAGCCCGGCAAGCTGCTGGCGACCGACGCGATTGAGCAGGAGATCGGCGGAACGGCTGTCCGCATGCAGGTCGAGCCCCTGCAGGTCTACCCGGACAACACGGTCAAGCACGCCCAGGTCTTCGTGATGAAGCCGGTTCTCGCCGCCGGCGAGGTCAAGCAGGCCCTGGTCAAGAAGGGCTCGGCCGTGGCCATGCCCTCCGGGTCCAACGTCGACATCACCGCGGCCAAGCTCAACGCCTTCACGGCGATCGTGACGGTCCGCGGTGCCCACAAGTGGAGTCGGCTGAACACCCGCCAGAACCCCCGGCAGGATGGCGTCTACACCACGGTCGGGTACGGCACCCCTGTGGATGTCAGCCCGTCTCAGCTCCACACCCAGGAGGCGGCGGCCAGCATCACGCCGGAGTACCGCTCCCGCGGTCCGATCGCGACGCAGCGAACCTACCGCATGAACCTGCAGGACATGCTCCGGGTCGAGGCGGACGTCACGCTGTTCGTGGATGGCACCCAGGAGGTCGACCTGGCGCTCTGCTGCGACCGCCACGGCCCCGGCGTGAACCCGAATGACTACAAGAGCTGGAACGTGCTGTTCACCCTGAACCAGGGCGGCACCAACGTCTTCACCTTCGACGGGCGCCTGGCCATCGGGCAGCGGATCCACAAGTTGGTCCGCAGCGCGCTCTCTCCGGCGCAGAACACGGAGGTCTTTATCCCCATCCATGTCGAGCAGATCGACATGCCGTACAACAAGCGCCTGGGGATGATCCATGCCGTTGGGCTCGACAAGGGCACCAACGTTAGGGCGATCACCGATGCGTCTTATGCGGCGAGCAGCGCCAACCTGCTTGCCAAGAGCGACGCCGGTAAGCCGCTGTCCGCGAACGGGATCAACTTCTACCTGGGTCAGGGCGCGGGCCAGGATTACATTGACATCATCCCGGGCCACCAGGCGCGCTTCCTGGTGTCGGGGCACCCCACCGCCCGCAAGGTGGTCTTTGCCCAGGCCGACACCTCCGGGCACATGATCATCAACCACTTTAACGACGTCACGAAGCGGCCGGTGAACCTCTTTGACACGCCCAATCTCTGGATCGACGGGCGGGGCAAGGTGCCCGATGGGTTCACCTTCCCGGACGAGGCGACCTGGTGGGAACCCGACGGCGCCCACCAGCCCATGCTCCCGGCTTTGGCCTTCTACCTCACGGGGCGGCCGTACTATCAGCGGCTGCTCGAGCACCACTCCGCTTTCTGGGCCGGCGCCTTCTGGTCCTCCCCCCGCACCAAGACGGTCAACGGGGTGACGAAGGACTGGTGCCTGACGCAGAACCTGGGCGGCCGCGAGGCGGGCTGGAACATCCGCGACCAGGTCCTCCCCTTCCTGATGCTGCCGGACAACAGCTTCTTTAAGTCCCGCATCAAGGAGCTGCTGGCCTTCAACTTCCTCTACCTGAATTCCAAGATTTCGGTCTGGAAGGCAGCGCAAGGGGAGCCTTTCGGCTGGCTGCCGGCGCCCTATGTCGCCGGCGACGTCGCCCTCAAGCCTTGGATGCTGGCGCACTACCACACGGCAGTCATGCTCTGCGCCGTCGCCAACATTCCGGGCGCGCGGTTCTACATCGAGAATTTCGCGCACAACTGGAACGTGGGGCGCTACCAGCAGGGCACGGTGGTGCCGATGGAAAAGGCCGACTGGTACAACTTCTTCGTCCGCCGGATCACCAACATCGAGACCTATCCGCCGGACACCACCACCTGGGCCGGCATGAACGAGAAGGCGCAGGCCAACCAGCTCGGCGCCGGCGGCTTCGACTGGGATGGTGCCTATGCCCGTCAGGGCATGCGCGCCTTCGCGGCCGAGATGAACATCTTCAACCGCCCCGCCGACCGAGCCACACTGGCTCAGTACATCGCCAAGGGGCCGCCCTACGCGAGCACTGAGGACTACCGGAACACGCCGCAGGAATACGTCCGCCCCATGCCCTGGGTGGCCTGATCCGGCAGCCGCGCGTCACCGGGCGCGCGGCGCCCTTCGCTTCCCTCTGCCCACCCGTGCGCCTTCCAGGCGCGGCGGCACCTGCCCATGCCTGAAAGGACCGGCCCATGTCTTCCATCACCACCGCCAACCGTAACCGGGCGGCCGACGCCGTCGCGGCCCGCTTGAATGGCGGTGTGCTGCGCATCTACTCCGGAGCACCGCCGGCCGACGCCAACACCGCCCTGTCGGGCAACACGCTCCTTGCGGAGCTCACGTTCGCCGCCACGGCGTTCGCCGCTGCGGTCAATGGCGTGGCGACGGCGAACGGCATCACGGCAGACAGCGTCGCCGATAACTCCGGGCGGCCGACCTTTGCGCGCGCCTTCGAGACGGGCGGCACGACGGCGGTCTGGGACCTCCGCGCTGCCTTTGCCTGGGGAGCGTCGACCGCCTACTCCATCGGTGACCGTGTGGCGAATGGCGGCAACCAGTACCGCGCAACCGCAGCAGGAACCTCCGCGGCTTCAGGAGGGCCCTCCGGCACCGGCGCTTCCATCACGGATGGGGGTGTGACCTGGGCCTATGAGGGGGTCGCCGAGCTGGTGTTCCCGGGCGGTCCCAGCATCATCCAGGGCGGCACGGTATCCGTGACGGCGCTGACCTACACGCAGTCCGGCAGCTAAGCGCCGCAGCGCCCGAGGGAGCGTCTTGCATGGACTATGACCTGCTGCGCGCCGAGCTCGCGTCTCCTGCCTATGACGGCCTCTCGGACCAGGCGGTGGCCGATGCCCTGAACGCGCGCACCATCCCCGTGGCGGTAGACGTGCCAACGTCCGATGCCCGCGGGCTGCTGCTCGGCACCGGCGAGTGGGGCGCGCTCTGCATCCTGGCCGAGCGCCAGACCAGCGATCCGACCGAGATGATGATCCGGGCGGCGGCCATCACCGCCCGCGACAGCATGCTCCACACCACGACGCTGGAAACCTCGCGCCCGCTCTATCTTGGCGCGGTGACCCAGATGCTCGGCGCCCTGGTCATGGCGCAGGCCATCAGTGCCGACAGCCATGCCGCGCTGCTGGCCATGACCCAAAGCTCCCGCTCCCGTGCCGAGGAGCTCGGCCTGCCCGTGGTCACCGATCAGGACGTGCTGACGGTCCGTGTGACCATCGAGCGCGAGCTCAACCCGCCACCCTCTGCAGCGGAGCCGGTGTTTCAACCGCCCGCCTTCCTAGGACCGCCGCAGTAATGCCCACAAACGTCACCTGGGGGCCGCTGACCGTCAGCGACGCGATCCCGTCGGCATCCCTCAACAGTTTCCCGTCCGGCACGGCCGCGGCCAACCACGTGCTGGGCGATGCGATCGACAACACCCTGGGTCCGACCATGGGTGATCTGGAGATCGTGCTGGCCAGCGGGGTGACGACGGCCGCCAACACCTCGCCCTATGTGAACGTCTGGCTCATCCCGGCGCTGGACGGGGTCAACTTCGGCACCACCAACGGCGGCACCACCGCGGGCCCGACCCAGAACACCTATTCCGTTGGGCCCATCATGGTTCCGGCCAGCACCTCGGTGAAGGTGATGCACCTGCGCGGCATCGTGCTGCCGCCGTGCCCCTTCAAGATCATGATCAACAGCCAGATCGGCGTCGCTTGGCCGGCATCGGGCAACACGGCGAAGCTCTACCGCTACGGCGAGCGGGCCAACTGAGCCCATGCCGATCTACGGCGCTCATCGCTACGGCTTTACGCACGCCCGCGAGCGTGCGCCGGAGGGGCCGGTGGAGATCATCCCCGGGGGGGCGAGCGTGCTGTTCTGGCCGGGCGCCGGCGGCGGCGTGCTGGGACGTGCCAGCCGTGTCTTCACGACCGCCGTTCCGCCCATGGTGCGGCCGGGCCTTTGCGGGCTGTGCTGGGACTTCGCCGGCAACACCTACGGCACGGGCAACCATCGCATCGGCGCCCAACTCAACCGCTCCGCTCAGGCCGAAAGCTCCTGGGAGGCGCTGGTGCGCTGGCGCAACGTCAGCGTCAACAACGTCCTTGCGGTCATGAGCAACGGCACGGACGGCACCTCGAGCACCAAGGATCACACGCTCGGCGGCACCACGACCAACGCGCCCTATTACTCGGTCTGGGATGGCAGCAGCCGGCAGGCGCAGGGTCCTGACAATATGTTCGCCGATGGCGACATCGTTCATCTTGTCGGCGTTTCGCGCTTCACGGCTGTCACGCTCTACGTCAATGGCATCGAGACCGCCAAGACGGGATCGGCCAATCCCGGTGAATTCTACAACCCGCATTATGCGGTGATCGGTGGCGCCAACGCCGTGAATTTCCAGGGCGAGGTGTACTACGTCGCCTGGTATGATCGTCAGCTTTCCCCGGCCGAGATCGGGGCGCGCTGTGCCGATCCTTTCGGACTTCTTGTGCGCTCGGGGCGCTGACCCACCATGCGCTTCCGCTCCATCGCGTCCCTGCTCAACACCGCGAGCATCGCCAGCGTAACGGGCGCCGGTTCGGCCAGCGTCGGGCCGCCAATGCTTGCCGGCTCGGGCGGCGTCATCGCTCCGGCTTATGCGGGTGGCGGCGCAGTGACCGTCGGTGCCCCGGCCCTTGCTGGAGCGGGCAGCCGGACTGTTCCGGCCTTCTCTGGCACTAGCGGCCTCGCTCTCTCTGGACCGACGCTGGCGGCAGCCGGCAGCCGGACGGTCCCAACCTTCTCGGGATCTGGCGCGCTCGCCATCGCGGCGTCTGTTATCGCTGCCGTCGGGTCGGTGGTGGCCCCTGTCTCCGGCACGGCCGCGGCCTTTGTCGCCGCGCCTGCCGTGGCCGGTGCGGGCGCTGTCACCGCCCCTCAGTTCTCCGGCGCGGCGGCTGTCTCGGTGCGTGGTCCTGCGCTCGGCGGCACGGGCAGCACCGTGGCCCCAGCGTTCACGGGGACTGGCTCCGTGGCGGTGTCCCGCCCGGTCATTTCCGCCAGCGGCGCTGCGGCGGTGCCCGTCTACACCGGCGCGGCCGCGGTCTCGATCGCCACCGCTTCGGTATCGGCCACCGGCACCTTCTCGCCGCTCTACGCTGGCGCCGGCAGCCTTGCTCTGGCAGCCCCCAGGGCGTCGGGGTCCGGCACCGCCCTTGCGCCCGGGATCTACGGGATCGGGGCGGCGTCGATCGCCAGCCCTTCCCTGGTCGGCACCGGCGCCAGCCAGACGCCGCTATTCGCCGGGACCGGCGGCCTGGCCGTCCTCCGCCCCACCGCAGCGGGGTCGGGGATTGTCACCCTCCCTGTCTCGGGCGTCGCCGGCGTCTCCATCGCTGGGCCGACGCTCTCTGCATCAGGGACACACACTGCTCCGGCCTTTGCAGGCGCGGGTGCGGCAACGATCGGTCGCGCTTCCGTCGCAGGTTCCGGCGCGGCCGTACCGCCGAACCTGACCGCCTCCGGCGCCACCGCTGTTTCGGGTCCGGTGGTCACCGGCTCCGGCGCCCACGTCGCGCCGTCCACCGCCGGTGTCGCGGCAGGGGTTATCGCGCCTCCGGCCCTTTCGGCGGTCGGCAGCTACGAGCCCGGACAATTTCCCGGCGAGGGTGGCGTTTTCGTCCAGGCACCGCAGATCGCCGCCAAGGGCGCCTTCACCTTCGGGCAAGTGGCAGACTTCGATGTTCTGGCTGACCTGAGCCTCTGCAGGGCGCTGCGGGCCAGGCTGGACGTGTCGCAGCACTTGGCTGGCCACCTCACCATCGCGCCGCGGCTGTCCGCGCGCCTCGCAATTATCGGCCACGTGGGACCGGAGGACTTCTGACGATGAGCGCACTTCGTGTGTGGAAGGGGCAGGAGTGCCGCGCCCTGCTGTCTTTCGTGGATGAGGCGGGTGCACCTATCGCCGCCACGGGCGTGACCATCACCGCTCGCTCTCCCGTTTCCAACGTGCTGCTGCCGCTGGTCCCCGTCCAGCTGCCAGGGGTCGGCAAGTTCGCGGCCGACTTCATCGGTGCTGAGGTTGGCGTCTGGTGGGTGCGCGGCCAGTGCACAGGGCCTGCAATCGCGGTGGATGAGGCGTCGGTCACCGTGTTCGCGTCGCAGGTCATGGCATGACCGCCCTAGGCCGCTTCCTCATTGGCTTGTGCCTGTTGCCCTGCCTGGTGCTGGGCGGTCTGGCACTCCCGTTCATCCTGGCCTGCAACCGCGGCAGCTACGCAGAGCGGACCGGCAGCGCCGCGTCCTGCATGCTCAACGCCATGACCGGCGGGCCTCGCGAGGTCACCTTCTCCGCGTGGCGCTGGCAGCTGCTGCTGCACGGCAAGCGGGGCGCTGCTTGGTGGGTCGACGCGGTGGACGGCTTCGGGCTGCGCTCCGGGCACTGCCAGGCGGCGTGGGCGTCACACATTGCGCGCGGGCTGCTGCCGCTGCGCAGGGAGGTTTAGTATGCCCAGCAGCCCGAACCTTCGCGCGATCGGCAGTACCGGCAGCAGCGACGCGGCCCTGGCGGCCATCGCAGAAGTGACGGCCAGGGACCGTCCTGTCTCTGGTCGATGGTTTCGCGACCCCTTCCGCTATCCGCAGTGGCTAGAGGCAACGTTCGCCGTCACCTGGCTAAGCTGGTCAATGGCGAACACCCTCTCTCCCGACGCGCTGACAGACCGACCGGGCTTGGCGGTGCTGAATGCGCTCGGTGGCTGGCTGTGGCCGTGGGTCGGCTTCGTCCTCTTCCCCTGGCAGATTATGGCGCTGCGGATGGGCAGCCTGTGGCAGCGGGCGGTGGTGCAGACGATGGGCTACGGCATCCTCGTGCATGTCACGATCTCAGTTGGCTCAATGAGCCTGGACCCGTTCTCGCCCATCATCACGCTGTTGCTCGCGCTGACCACCATCGCAGGCATCCTCTCATGGAGGTTGTGGCGCCGATATGCCTAGCCTGACGGCGGAGCAGATCATCGCGATCGGCTCTATGCTCTTCGCCGGCATCGCAGGCGTGCTCACCGCCTTCGGTGCCATCCGGTCACGGCGCGACGCCATCAACCGAGAGGACGAGGAGGAGCTGGAGACAGCTCTAGCCCAGACCCGGCGCCGGCTCGTCCATGCCCATACGTTCATCAGCACCCTGACACTGGCCGCCGTGGCGATCCGCCACGAGGCGGCGGAGCGTCTGATCCGAGCGAATGCGGCGGCGGCCCTGCCAGAGGTGCCGGTCTTCAAGGACGTCGAGTAACCCCGCCGCCGGGCGGTTCTCCCGGCACCTCGCCCATCGGAGAATTTCATGAACGCAATGACGTGGGCTCCCGTCTGGGAGGCCGTGCTGGCGCAGCTTGTCGTGCCGGCCGTGGCGGCCGCCGTCGGCTCGCTCGGCGCCTACCTGCTCACCCTGCTCCCCGGCCCACTGCAGCGATTCCTTTCGAGCAGCACCCGGCAGCGGGATATCGAACTCGTCGTGGCCGCCATGACCCGGAAGGCGCTGGAGCGGCTGATGAGTGGGGGAGGGGGCTCCTCCCTGCCGGCGCTGATCGCCGATGACGTGGTCGCCTACGTCAAGACCAACCTGCCCGAGGTGATCGCCAAGCTGGCACCGTCTGAGGACGCCCTCAGGACGATGGCCCGTTCTGCCATGGCGGAGGCGATGGCGCGCCTGACGCCCTCCAGCTCCACGCCTCCGACCTCCTCCAACCTTCGGCTCGGCTAATCGAGCGGGCGCAGACAGCTCTCCGCCCGCGCCCGCAATAGGAGGCCCGCCTGTGCCCATCCCACTCATCGCCTTAGCAGCCGCGCCGCTGGTGAAATACGCCATCGACCTCGTTCCCGAACTCCTCGGTGCGGTCGCGGGAGATAAGACGGGGCAGATCGCCGAGCGCGTGATCGGCGTGGTGAAGGCCGCCACCGGGGCGGCCGACAAGACGGAGGCGCAGAACATCGCCGCTGCCGACCCGGTGGTGATGATCCAGATGCGGCTCGGGCTCGCGCAGATCGCCAAAGAGGTCGCGATCGCCGAACGCCAGGCCGAGATTCAGATGCAGGCCAACGCGCTCATGGACGTTGAGCGAGCGCGCCAGATGACCCTCACCTTCGCCACCCAGAAGAACCCGCTGGCCTGGGGCGCGGCGGTCATCACCCTGCTCATCCTCGGTGGCTACGCTTGGCTGAACTACCTGATCCTCAACCATCACGTGTCATCCGAGAGCATGACGCTGGTGCTGGGGATGCAGAAGCACATGGAGACGCTCTCCACGGCCGCGGTCTTCTACTGGGTGGGCTCCTCCCGCGGCAGTGCTGCCAAGGACGAGGCTCAGCGGCGTAGCGACGCCGTGCGGGACACCCCGCCGCCCGCCTTGGTGCCCCGCCCGGACGCCACCGCCGACGAGCTCATGGCGCCCTCGAACTCCCGCGTCTGGAGGCCTACCCGGTGAGCAGCCCCTTCCTCTATGCGGGCCTGACCCCGCCCGCCCGCCTTGCCTCCCTGGCGGCTGAGCTGGCCGACGCTGCGGGTGCGCTGGCGGGCTATTCGGCCTCGCCTGCGGCCATCCCGTTTCCCACGCCGCCGGGCGCCCCAGCGCCAGCGCTGGTGCCTGCCATCGCGCGCTTCGATGCCTGCCTGGACTTTACGCTGCTGGAGGAAGGCGGCTTCGCCAACAACCCGCGCGACAAGGGCAAAGCGACCAACATGGGGATCACCATCGCCACCCTCACGCGCTGGCGGCAGCGCGCCGACCCGAGCGCCACCGTGACGGTGGCTGACGTGCGCGCCCTGACCCGCGCCGAGGCACGCCAGATCTACTTCGCCTGGTACTGGAACGCGAACCGCTGCGAGGCCATGCCGATCCCGGTAGACCTCACCGTGTTTGACTTCGCGGTGAACTCAGGCGGCGCCATCCGCGAGATCCAGGAGCGGCTCGGGGTTCAGGCGGACGGGGTGGTGGGGCACCTGACCCTGACCGCCATGCAGCGGTTTGACCCGACCGACCTGGCCGAGCGGATCTGCGATGTCCGCATGGAGTACCTGCGCAGTCTTGAGAGCTGGGCCGACTTCCAGGACGGGTGGACGGCGCGGGTGGAGCGCGTGCGGGCTCAGGCTCGCAAGCTGGCCCTGGCGGCATGA